TGTTTGGAAAGGTTTTTCCCTGTTTGGAGGTGTACCATCACGCAAATCCAAAACCTCCCTCGAAAATACCACGAAAACCTGAGACCTTCCGCTACTTTGTTCCACGTGGAACGCTGATTCAGTCTAGGATATCGAGGTCTTTGTTCTTGATTGCCTTATATACTTGCATAATACAATGTATTGATAATAAAACCAATAAAGAAACTATGATTATAGGCAGAGCGTCGCCCGTAGCTATAACATACCGCCCCAACTCAAACGCCATGTAACCACAAAACAAGGTAAGTAAGAAATATATAAATATACCCATAAAAATATACAATAAGTATCCGTAACTTAGAAACAATACCCAAATAATATAATTAATTGAGTATCAACAATATAATATATATCAAGCCTTAGAGCTACCTCTAAGGAAAGATAAGCCCAGACATAGATAAAAAATATACAATAAGTACCGCCTATTATATACCTTTTAGGATCGATTCACGCACGAAACCATACATAAGGGCACAATATACCCGTCTATATGGATATAGATATATACAAAATGATACATAATAAAGCATTTTACTTACATATTTTAGATCAAGGCTTAAAATTTACCGCCTTGACACTTTTATGTGTAAGTAAAATCATAGTTATGATATCATATTGTAAAATATAGACACAAAAAAGCCCTCCCGTCCTATATCACTGCAGTATAGAAGGGCACAAACTTTAAAATCAAATAAAAACAAACGATCTATTGTCTTAACTTGTTAGCCATATAGCTAACACGTTTCCGCCTACATTTATCAGATTCCCTACTACAATCTAATTTATTAGATTTGTATAGCTCTTTAGTTAGCTCTATGTAAAATTCAATTTGAGCTATTTTAACCGCCTCTAAAGCTTTTTCTTTTCTAAATGCTAGCTTCCTGTTTAGATTGTCAAACTTTCTCCTATACATAATTTATTTGTTTTAAATGGTACCAATAAGAAACGGTAAGCTGGGGGACAATACGGCCGGCGTTATCGATACGGCCAGCCGAACGCCCGCACGCCCGCCAATTAATTTGTATTTGTCCCTTTGCCGACAACGGCGCCGGCCAAATACGCACATACGTTACCCGTGATACGTATCGACAAGGCGTAATTTGTCCGTCAATTTAACCGCACAAAATACCCTTGTAAGGGTTGTTATTTTGCTACTACATATAGCGCATAAGTATTTAAGCCACCTTAAGCGCTATTGTTTTGATACATTGGCACGGCTATAACCCCGTTATGCACTCCATACGTGTTACTCCCGCATCGCATGGACATACACCCTATACATGTGTATATACACCAATGTACCCCGTGTTTTTACACGGCCTACTAGGTTGACCTAGCGTACTTACCAGATTGATATAAACCAAAAGATAATAGCACTATCCTGGACTAGGATAACGCTTAAACCACATTGTTAATAAGCGTGGCCTATCTATGCAAGTTTTCGAGACCCTAACAACCAGCAATATGTTTATATCAAAATATCAAATATCGTACCTATTTAGTCTAAATCAGTAGCGCGACGGGAACGCATAGGTGTGCTACCATAACGCCCCTATATACAAATGATATAGGGGCTAATCATTTGTTATCTTTCATTTTTGGAGTGTGTCAAATAGTAGGTAACACACTTAGCGATTAAATTATAAGTATACCGCTTAATCGGAACGGCGCATTTTACAATACGTTTGTCAGTACCGTTAAACAGTTCATAATATATACCCCCCTCATATTCTACGGGCTCATTATATCCAAAGCGTTTATGCGCTTTGCCTGTTATCGATATTTCCGCTACCTTATCCTCTGATAACTTTGTGTTTTTTTCTTGATCCTGTTTATCAAAATAGGATCTTTCGACTTCCTTGTATGCGCAAAACGTTTGGTCAACTCTAGGTAGTATTTCTTTACAAAGTTGTATTACTGTTTCTTTTTCCCTTGCCAAAGCAACCAAGGCGGGTACTACTTCCTTTGACGCTTTAATATCATTTTCTTTTAGGATATCGTTTATATCTTTACCAGATTTAAAGAGCTGGCACCAAGCCTTAACCGCACTTGTGAGTGTTTTTTCACTTGCTTTCTTTACCTCGTTCTGCACTTTGTTTAATTCTTTTTTTGTCATCAAATTTGCCCGTACCCTCGGGACTCGTATAGGCTTCTGGTACGCCGGTTTGTTAATATTGTTTTTTTACATAGGCAAATATAATACATGTTTTATCATCAAACAAATATTTTGCAATAAAAATTCGACGATTATATGTAATAAATCTAATCAAATGTAAATGTATATTAAAATATTAGTTTATATTATTGATAACCAATAAGTTAAGTCAAAAATAGTAATTCTTTTTTCGGCTTGCAGATCGTTTGCCGTTCCTGTTTCCCGTTCTTCGTGGATTGGGGGGGCTGGTCCAAAAAACGGCAGCCCGGCCGGGCCGATTTCGGGGAGGTGGTCCGTCCCGCATATCCCCCGCATATCCCCCGCATATCCCCCGCATATCCCCCGCATATCCCTACATGCCCGTCGTCCCAACATATCCCATCCCTCATCCCTTCACGAATTTATCATTAATTTATTATATTTGCGATATAATTAAAACATAACATATTATGAATAAAGAAGTTGAATACATGGGGGGGGTGGGTATTTTAACCCTCAGATAAGGAGGGGGTATGTTTAGGCGCAGGACTTCTTCTTCCGGTAAGATCCACTACCGTATTAATATAGACAAGAGCATGTGTCCTAATCCTGTAGATATATATATTGATGGAGATACATACCAACATAGTTTTGACGGATCTTATCTTGATATATATCATAAGAAGATAGAATTTATAAGAATAGGTGGACAGATAGTTACAAAGGGTCAACAATATGAGTACAACGTTTTATTAGGCACAACTGGAGGTGTTTCAGATGGGACTCTTACGTATCCATATGATTCTGGAGAGCATTGTGATTTAGCTAATAGAGAGTTATACGGGAATAGGATAACTGAATTTACCCCTATAACAGAGATAGTTGATCCTGAGGAGATCATCAATTTCACTTACATGCCTGAATTTTATGATCAGACTACAAGTAAAAATCGTATAATTTGGCAAGGAAATCTTATAACAAGTGGTTCTTGTATAATAACCAATGCCTGTCAGGGATGCCAATCTGTTGCAGTTGGGAATGGTGTTCGTAGCAACTATAGAGTAAGCATAGTAATTGTATGATAGCTTATGGGGAAGATATAGTACCAAAGGGATAGAGACCTCCCCTCATCCCTCCGGGCCTCCCCCATCCTCCCACCGCCTCCCGTTCTTTTTGGCTTCCTTCTGGTTTTATCCTCAAAATTTCATATCTTTGGGACAAAACTATAATCATGTTTAGAGACATACTTCATAAGCTTAAGATCTTCTTCTGCGACGAGGACATTGAGAAGATATATGTAAGGGACAGTACGGTTATCCGCGACAACGAGATCCATAGAATGTATAATGAGATACTGGACGAGTTAGGTGACTTATCTACGGTCGTATCGAGGAACTACGTATATGGCAAGATAAAGGACAGGACTGGATTAAGCATCCGTCATATCAGCAGGATAATAAACCATGCTAAAGTCGATGAGATATGATTAAGGATACGATGGAGCGGGATATGATAAATGAGACATCCACGTTATTCGTGATGATATTCATGTCCGGATTGATGTTTGTCATGCCGATATTAGATATAGAGTGCGATGATATTACTATCATAATAGGATCAGGAATAATACTATCTTTTATACTAACCATAATACCGATCTTGCTTTCTTATGATATAAGGGATGAGATCATTGAGTTGATTGGTGATATGGATAGCCAGATCGTGGTAGATACTTCGGTATATAAAAACGAACCTACCCTAGGTAATTACTAGGGTAGGTGATGTGCTATTTTCTTTTAACATACTTATCAATCAGATCTATTGATAGTTTAGCACCCAGCTCCTCCTCCAACAGGTTAAGGTAGTTCCGGTGCAGGCATCCGCCCCGCTCTACCTCCCTGAAGCCGGCCCCGTCCCGGATCCTGACCAGCCCTTTCCTTGGATCCATGTCGATCAGGTCTCGAAGCTCGTTCATATTATTGAACCGGTTCTCTATTACCTTAAATATATCGATCTTAGGTTTCTTATCCTTATCCTTGGACTTTATCTTAACTCTTCCACTCATAAGGTATTAATTACTTCCCAGTACTACCAAACCCACCATTTCCTCTCTCTGATTCTCCAAGATCCTCTAACGACTCTACTTGATCCCATACGATACGCTCCCGTCTTCGGATAAGCAATTGAGCTACCTTATCTCCAGCCGAATAAGAAGGATCTCCATAGCGATCTATACGTCTACATACTACCATAATCTCACCCCTATATCCTTCGTCAATAGTTCCCGGGGCGTTTTGGATAATGGACTTGGTTTTGGTGATGCTGCTACGAGGTCGAATCTCCATCTCATAATCCTCAGGTAAGGCTACATGTACGCCAGTATGGTATATGATCCTACCACTGTCAAGTTCTATGTTCTTAACGAACAGATCCATGCAAGCGTCATCCTCATGGGCGTATTTAGGCATCTTAGCCCCTTCTTCCAGCCAGATCTTGACCTTGCACGTATCTATACCATCAAGTAACTCAACCGCCTCTTTATAGCTCATAGGTTGCTCTGAAGCTAATGAAATGGCTCTTGCCAATAAATCTTTAATCTTACTCATTTTATCTTGTTTTTAAATTCCTTTCCTTTCGGACATTGTAATTTACATTCCTCGCCACAAGCGGAACAGTTGGGTCTCATTCCGGGCACCCCTCTTCCCCCGTACGGCCAGTAGGCGTAATCGCAGACGTTCCTAAACGCCTCCATCGCCTTGATCTTGGCATCGACGGTTATCTTCTCCTTCACCTTTTTCATGCTTTTCCTGAACTCGTCTTTCATATCCTTCCCTTCTATCTGTCTGGCCTTACGTCTCTCATTCCACCAATTATAGTAGAATTTATCTGCCATCTTATAAGCTTCTGGGTCAAATTTATCACGGTGCAGGATAGGGGCATCCTTGACCTTTCTCAAATTCCTGCCACAAACATAAGCAAGCCCGGCGTACGGAGGTATGTCCTTAGGGTCAACCAACCCATCCGGAACGCAGTAGTAGAAGTAATTGGGGCGGCCGTACCTGACCCAGTCCCCGGTCTCGTATAGGGCTTGCTTCCGGGCCTCGAACCAGCCTTGCATTACTTGGTGCTTGCCTTCCTTCTCGAAATCCTTGTTATAGTCAGACAACGAGATCTTTACCTCAACCTCATAAGCGTACATAGATCTGGTTATAGCCAGATAATCTGACTCCCAGTTATATACATATAGGTTATTTATCACCCATTTAGGAGATACCAAGAACTGTCTGTTAAGGATATCCAATATCCCTCTTTCAGTGTATTCAGTACCTTTATTTGATTGTCGTGTTCCCATCTCCTGTCAGAGGATTATTCCTTAACCCAACCGCCGTTATAGCGTTCGATACCAATCTCCGTAATCCTCCCATATCCTTATCATGGAACGAGAAAGTGGTTAAGATATGACCATTGATCTTATCATAAGATTTTATCATCAACACAGCCACATACTCACCCATCATCTTCCCGTTCATAATATCAAGATCGATTATACCGTGATCTATTAGATCAACCACATCCCATCCTGCTGGTAGATACTTTTTTATTTGATTAATATCCATATGATTAAATTATTAAATTTTGTATAAATATATTTTATACATTTATTATCGCTCATTCATATATGAGCGATTTATTAAATACAATATTCATTGTGATAAAAATAAATTCGTTTTAACAGATACCAAGCCATGGCTGACATATTTTAATTTCTTGCAAGATACATCTTTCTTATTCTCTCCATTAATATCCCGAATATTAAATTGCCCAGAAAGCCTTCTTGCGTAAATAAAATGCTCTTCTCCTTGAAACATCACTTTATCAAATAACCTAAATCCAAAAACTTTAAAAGGAGCCTGGTTTCGCTTTCTAATTCCTCCTTTCAATATTTTCATCTTATGAATCTGACGGTTATGGCGACGAACTAATTTACGTTTGTAATAATATCCAAGCCTACATGAATTAAAATTCCTTGAAATCACAAAAGCGTCGGATACATGGGATTTTTCAATTCCATGGTTTATACGATTATATTTTGTTATGTATCCGAACGTCATCGAAACGTTATCGTATTTGGATTTTAACTCCTCGTACAACTTCCATTTCATGATTCCCATGACGGCTGCGTCACGAAGTGACTTGCCTCTGCTTACTTTCAATTTGATATTTCCTTTATGAAATTCCTTATGACAAGTCTCACAAAGAGTAATTAAATTGGATGGTGAATCTCCTCCTATCTTCCTTGACTCAATATGATGGATATTAAGGATAGGATCTTTTGACTTACCCTTACAATGCTGGCATTTATGCCCGTCTCTTGCTAAGACATACTCCCTAACATTCCAAAATCCTAATTGCTCACCTTCCTGATACTCTTTGCCTGATATCTCTGGATTCTTGATCTTTTGAGTATCAAATTGGGCTACCTCAACAATCAATTTTGAGACAGGTAGTATAGAATATACAAAACTGATAATTCTAATATGAGAATCAATCTTATGGCGGACAGATGGAGCAATCCATCCATCCTTCTTGGATTTTACCCTATTATTGAATCTTTGCTTTCTATACCTAAGCCTGCTTCTTCTAGTCCCCCTTAATCCCCTTCTTGTTGATAGAAGATCAACAACATCACTTCTTAGAATAACTTCACTTGCGTAAAGCTCCTTGCTTTTCGTCGTAGCTGACAAACCAACATGCTTGGTTCCCGAGTCGACGCCTAACACAATCTCTTGTTTGTAATCGGATGTCTTGTACGTTAATTTGATGGTAAAAGGACATGTGTTCACAACGACCGCTTTGTTGTCTTTTAGCAATCGCCTAACCTTTCCATGCCTTGTCGTAGGCATCATCGGTTTTCCATCTATGTCCTGTACATACACCATTTTACAAACTAATTCAATGTTTATTCAACATAAGTCAGGGCAAAACCCTGTTAGTACCCATCGCCAATGTTATTGAAGGTTTTATATAGGCAACACCGGAACCCAAATACGATCCCTGTTTAATCACCTACCTTAGAGCTACGGACTTGGATAAACATCCGTAGGTAACTATATATTCTTCAATAACGTAGCCTTTATTTCAAGACTTAAGCTAATAACCTGATCCTATATAGATATATATAAAATATTAAATGAATTTCAACACCTTATATATTATTTGAGGTTATTAATTACCGACCTACAGGAATATGTTTAAGAAAACACCATGTACCCCAACCACGACTCGAACGTGGATCCCATCTTTAGGGGAGATGTGCTACTTTCCTCTTGAGCTATTGGGGCGTATACCCTGATCCTCACGGACAAGGGTATCAAACAAAATCTAAACTCTAAATCTAATGACAAAACTCTATGCTAGTTTTTCCCCAAAAAAAATAGCGTGGACCCGGCCGGGCTTGAACCGACAACCTTCTGGTTATGAGCCAGATGATCCAACCAATTGATCTACGGGTCCTAAATAACCACATCGGCTTTCACAAGAGGATGTGGATCGGAATTTCTCGAAGTTTATATAGTAACTTTATGAAACTATTGTCCAACACTCTAGCATATAGCACCAATCCTCGAACGGGAACGTCTCCACGCCAGACCTACCCCATCCCGTCCCCCAACTGTTCTGTAGGACGAAGCCGGCCTTGTCCCAGCCGGTGAGGATAACGGCATGACCTCCCAAGTTCTGTCCTTGGCCTTGCCAGAATCGATTACCATAATTATAGCAATACAGACCTATAACCAGAGGCCCATTCAGCATCAACGCTACCTTAGCCGATACCGGATCTATGATTCTAGCGTAGCTATTTATCTTCTCTCCGTCAACGCCAACTTTCTTTATAGCCTTGATAGCGTCCCGAAGAACCATCCCTTCCTGATCCTTATCCTCTCTCAGATCATATATATCGTAAGGAGAGATCTTAGCCGGTCTTTTAATAGCCCTTATACTCTTTCTCCAATTAAGTATCTCAGCCAAGCTTACTGCCGCGCAAATAGGAGAAGATCCTTGATCCACTACACTATCGACATTATTGATATTATACTCATCAGGAACAGCCTCGTGCTGCATGTTCATGATAGCGTCCCTATCATCCGCTGGTGATGGTATGTAACCTAGTCCGTATTTCATCACTTATCTTTTTTTATGATAATCTATTATCTTGATATTAAACGTATCGGATCTCTGCCTTACCTGTATAGACCCCCTAGCCTTTCCCTTGGCGTCGTACAGGGAGGTGAAACCAAAGTTATCGACCCGGCCATCGTCCAGCGTAAACCGCCACTCCTTCCATTGGCCCATCACAGTACCGGAAGACACTATAGAATCCACTACATAAGATATATCAGTAGTATCATATTCCGTATAGTAGGTTCTTGACGTACCGCATCCGACAACCGCTAAGGTAAGGATAGTTATTAATAATAACAAGATCTTATTCATACTTTTTAGGTTTTTTACGTTTCTTAGGTTTCTTCTTATCCTCTGTCTTATTCTCGACATTTACCTCATTGCCTGCATCGATATCAGTAACCTCAGATACATTATTTTCAGGTATATCAATATGACCGGAATTAGGATCCATATTATCCTCATCAACAACAACCTCATCAGGAACATCGTTGTCTAAAACCTCTGAATCGACATGATTCTCCAGATACTTGATACGATCGGACATGATCTTGATCTGATCCTCAAGTTCAATGTATCTTCTTCTGGCTTCGCTTAGTAATTTGGATGATAGCTTATGCTTCTTCTCTATATCCATATAAGCCCGTTTAAGAGCCTCTTTCTCTTTTACCGACTCATTATATAGCTCTCTTGATTTACTAAGCTCATTCCCCATCTTAACTATATGAGAATCCTTGGAATCTATATCCATATCAAGAGAATTGACAAGCGTATCAAGATACTTTATTTTCTCTTCCAATTCAGTTATCTTATTACGGGCATCCTCATAATACCTTTTTAATCTGCTTGAATAGCTAATAGCTTCATCAAGATCCTGTTTTAGAGTATCTATATAACTACTCTTTACTATCTTCAATCCGAACATCCTCAACACTTTTATAAGTTCTACGAATATCGGCCTTTATCTTGCCGACTATAATTAACTCAGCTATATGCTTATCTTTCTCGACTATAGCTATATCCTTACGGACATTAGAGACTCTGATCGTAATATTCTCGTTATTAGAGAAAACGAACGGTGATCCTACCAAAGTGAGGCCTGTATCGTTGGTGAACGATGGGAGCATCATAACCATCCCGACAGTATCATCCGGGAATGAGGCCGATATGCCTGTGTCTATATCAAGAACATCACCTTGACCCAACGGGAAGGCATTACCTTGCTTGATAGGAATATCCTTCCCCAATGAGTTCCATGCCTTAGAGAATTTTAAAGAGTTGAGAAAAATTTTACCATCTTTCTCAACTATCCCTACCATTGGATCGCAATTCATGTGAACCTCATCAAGCTTATCATCCGGTTTTTCCTCAAATTCTTCAAGATCTCTGGATGATGTAAATGACTTACTCTCCAGAAGTTTTTTGATATCTTCAATCGTAGCCATACTATAATTTTATTATTAAATAAACGATCTTCAATCCTAACTTCAAATCAGATGTCTTTTCGAACATCTCCCTAAGAGGTAAGATAGTAGCGTCAAGATCTGACGCTACCCATTCTCCATCCTTATAATACATATTCTTTTCCTCGGAATACGCTACACAAGGTCGATGCCCTAAGTTCTTCATAACCGTATCTACCTTATTTTGGGTAGGCATCGAGACACGGTTCACTTTAGTAGATATATTAAAATTACTTTCCATTAAATTATACATTTTCAATTATTTAATCAAAAAGGAAGATCATTGTCATCTCCAAAAGGAGTATATTGTGGCGGCTGCTGACCTCCAAAAGAAGGTGCTTGGGCTGTCTGAGGCGGAGTCTGCTGGTATGATGGAGGAGGCGTCTGCGGCTGGGCTTGCGGCTGATATGACGGTGGGGGCGTTTGCGTTGTAGCCTCACCAGCGTTGTTTTGGCTTGCCGACTGAGCGGGTTTCACACCATCTGTCTTAATGCTTTGAATGTATTTATTAAGTACTTGATAGGCGAAAGCATCTTGAGCCGTATAATCAAACTTCTTATTCCCCATTATATCAGTACTCTCAACTCTGTCAGGCCATCCATTCTGACCATTCTTATAATATTGCTGTATAAGCTCATCATTTCCGTCTGGAGTCTCCCTAGCGTATGAGATAAAGAAATTACTAGGAGCGTATTGCTCTCCTTTTTTAGTATGCGCAGGATTGATAACAATTTTCCGTTTCAGATCGATATTAGGTAAGTACCTTACAAGAGACTTGACATAGCTGTTAATCCCGCCTCTTGAGGTCATCAACGGAACTTTTATAACATAATTACCTTCCTCATCGCTTATCTTTATAAATAAGAAATTTGTCTTAGCGCCATTCATATCCTGCTCTAATACAAAAATATCGGAAAGATATCCTTCTATACCATTCCAGAAAACCCTCCAGTATGATACGGCTCCTGTCTTATCATTTATATGCTCCTCGAAACCTTCCTTAGGATCTCTTGAGGATTGATACAATACACCACCTCCACTTATATTAAAGTATTGTGTATTAAACGATAATGAATTTTCACGAACTCCCATATTATATATATATTTAAAAATTAAACAATAATTGATGATGATAAGAAATACTCGTTCTTATTATCCTCCCCATAAATCTTGTTGAAATGAGATTTATGGTCATGATCGATAACGATCCTATTACATGATATGCTTTTAACTATACCAAGATACCTACCACATAGCACATCGCATATAATATCATTACCGTTATGCGATAAAGCCGTAAGCCTTTCCTTACAAGATCTTCCAGACATAGGGTTCTCCGACATAATACCGCATCCTTTTTCAGTGAATATCAATCTACAATGATCAAATTCATTTATCTTGATATTATTCTGGAGGGCTTGGACGAGTAGATCCTTATCAAAGACATAGGTACTTGTTTTGACAAAATGCTCGTCCACGAACCTCCAGTTAGGATAATTACCGTCAAAGTGAATCTCATACATATCCATATCAGGGGTAGAGAAGTAAGTCCTAGTATCATCTACTTTGATAGACAACGTATCTAATGACTTATTTATATGTTTATCAAGTAATATAGAGGAGGCGTTTGATACTGGGATGAATACCTTCTCTACCTTATCCTGATTAGGAACAAAATACCTGTAAATAGTATTCCTGTCAGTACTTACTATATTAATATTAATCTCGTCAATATCAATAACCACATTCTCTATGCAAGGATAAAGCTCGTTTATCTCCGTATAGTTACTGGCCTTGTTAAGTATCGATACATAATCATTCATCTTAACATTGATACCTCCATCAGGGATCTTATATACCATAGGGAAGGTATTTACGTCAAACGCCGGACAACTATACTCACCAGAGGCGTAGTATATGGTAATACTGTCCTTCTTATTGGAAAGCGAGATCTTAATCTCACCATTCTTCTGCTTTTTTATAAATCTGATAAAAGAGCTTGCATCGACCAAGAAGGAGAAGTTAGAGTCAGCCTCAACCTCCAATCGCTCTATAACACATACCTTGGCGTTTACGGAAGTGATATAAGCCAGATTATTGACAATATCTATCTTAATATTCTTATAAAGTGAATTAGATCCGGCATTTTTAACAACCAGCTCCAATTTACTCAACTTCTCATTTAATGATTTCGACAAGCACTTCAATACCATATAACATATTTTATTTGTTTATCATCCATAATTCATGTACAAGCTTTATAAAAATCATACTCCGAAACCGGAAATGATTCCGGAGTATGAATCCCGATTATGTGATAAATCAGGATAAAAATCCTGTTAGTACCCATCGCCAATGTTACCAAAGGTTTCATACAAGCAGCACTGTTTTGCCGAATACGCTACTCCTGTTTAACCACTTGCCTTAGAGCCTTGGGCTTGGATAAACACCCTAGGGTAACTATACATTCTAAGGTAACGTAGTACTCTAAGCACTTAGGCTAATAACCTGACCGTTTCCGGTATATGTAAAATATTTTTCAACATCTTACATATTATCCGAGGTTATAACGAACTACTTTTTATTACATCGCAAATGTAATCATAATTATATTAACTCAAATACAATAAACGCTTAATAGTATTAAAATAACTTAAACTTACGTCTAATATATTCGGCTATAAGCGCAGCATCACACATCCCATCTTGTATCTTGGTAGGTTGAACTCCTTTACCTGACCATGGTTTTACGAAAGACACCAAAGGGAAAAGGCGTATAGCGCATCGGATGGAAGTAGCCTTCGTGTCTAACTTCGCCGCCGTATACACCCGATCGGCTGTCGTATGAAGCTCCTTCTGCCATGTCTTTGGCTGTACTTCCTCGAACATAAACCTAACATCCGGGTGAGATCCATATCGTTCCATCATCTCGACCATCATAGCGAATAGAGCGTTGGGTTCCCTACGGCGTCCACCGAAGGTGAAGTTACTGGCGGCCGAGCTATTGTGGATACTGTGAACGTCCTCGACGGCGATCGCCAGCGTCCCCCCACCTTCTTTTTGGATATTGTCAGCGGCATCAAGAAAGAAACTTGATATGGCCCTAAGGTCTATATCTCCTTTAGCGGATATCCTGGGAGTCATGATTACCTTAATATCTCCGTTCTCCGGGATCATGGCTAATCCTCCAGTATCTATACCTGGATCTATCCCTATCGCTACATTCATATTTTTAAGGTATATAATGAGTGAAAATCCTCCGGTCTAAACACCTGTATAGAGTTATCTGGATACATACCTATGTAATAACCGTAAAAAGCCCGTAGAATGCCATTTTCTAGCCTTATATCCAATGCCTTTACCTTATTCCCTTCAACCATAACATCAACCTCATCAGTCTTGTTAGATATCTTATCGAACCATTCAGGTATAGGATCAATACCGTACCTGAATGCGTTTACTGTTGATTTTATAGAGATATACGTACCCATGATCAGATAAGATTACAATCATCACGTTTAACAACCTTAAAATCGCCATTTCTAAGTAATATCGCTACATCAGATCTCGTATATGTGAGAGGCGTATACGATACCAAATGATAAGAAGCCTGTCCTGTCGCTGGTCGAACCGGTCTTAATACGGCTATGGCTATATCTCCGCCAAGTTCCGTACCACCGGTGACACCCTGTAGGCACATGTATATGAATCCCTCATACTCATATCTCTTCCCGATAAATTCACTCATGGGAATACCTACGAACAGATAGTTCTTTACATCCCCCTTCTTAACCTCGACAGCGTTCTCTACGCTGGATGGTATTACGTCTACAAATTTTACTCCTATTGCCATGATTACAAATTCAATTTAGTTCTTAACTCTTGACACAATTCTTGATTATCTCTCATGATACTTAACGTATTATCCACCCCATTTCCTACCCGGACATCCCCGTACCAGTACCATGATCCTTTACGGGTAAAGATACCGGTTTCCTCGCATAACTTCAAAAGTTCAAGTTCCTTGTCAAACCCAACTCCATAATATAAGGCTGTCTCGGCTATCTGGAACGGTACGGCGGTCTTATTCTTCAGCACCTTTATCCTGACCTCATGACCTACTGAAGATCCGTCCTCACCTAATATAACCTTCTTTCTCGCCATCTCCATACGGATAGAGGCATAGAACTTAAGGGCGTTACCTCCGGTCGTTACCTTAGGATCGCCGTATATAACACCGATCTTCTCCCGATACTGATTGATGAATACCAGAACACAGTCGCTTTTGTTTACGATCCCTGTAAGAACTCTCATAGCCTTTGACATCAATCGAGCTTGCAATCCCATGTTACTATCCTCCATATCACCCTCGATCTCCTTCTTCGGGACTAGATTTGCCACGGAATCCACGACAATAAATCCTACCCTTCCGGACTCCACCAGCTTAGCCGTGATGTCAATAGCCAGCTCACCGTAGCTTGGCTGGGAGATCAAAAACCGGTTTATATCCAACCCCATTTTCCTAGCGTACTCAATATCGAAAGCGTTCTCCACGTCTATTATAGCTACTAGCTTATCGGGATGCTTTTTCTGGAACTCGATCATACTTAACGTACACATCATGGTCTTGCCACAAGATTCCATCCCGACCAGCTCATGGATCCGGCCTACCGCCCATCCGCCGCCGAGGGCCTTATCCACCACCAGCGATCCAGTGCTTTCCCTTGGTATGGATATTATAGGCTTATCGTCACCGAAGCTCATTATCGAGCCTTCTCCAAGCTCTTTATTTAAAGATGATACTAATTCATCTACGTCTGAAAAAAGTTCTTTCTTAGCCATTATAATCCGTATTGTTCGAAATTAAACAAATCCTGTTGTTTCTTGATCATATCCTTCCCGATATCAGATATCTTTTCTGGGTTCAAAACACCCTCATTCTCATCTACCTTCTCCATAAAGTCAGATATCTTATCGCTTAGCAGTACCATATCTTCCTTAGGAACTGATTTTAGATAAAGACCGTCTATTGACCTACATCTTGAAAGAGCGGTATATATCTGTCCTATCTCAAAGGCTCTGCTGATGTCTACAAATATATTATCTAAAGTCATTCCCTGGGATTTATGGACAGTTATGGCGTATCCTAACCTCAATGGATATTGTATTATATAGCCACAAGAAATACCTTCAAGAGAATCGTCTACCTGCTTGTACTTCATCTTCTCCCACTTCTCTTTGGTTATCTCCACCTCAGTATCGTTATCTAGATGAACATATATCGTCTCATCAACAGTATCTATGTTGGTTATGATACCCATCGAGCCATTGACATACCCATTGCCGTTTCTGGTTATTATGACCTTAGCCCCTACCTTTACTATAAGCTCATCCTCGCAAGGCGCTACAGGCTTCTCCCCGAATACAGTGGCATCGAACTTAAATACCTTATTATTGATCTTATCAAGATTAGTCTTATTTATCTCATAAGCTTCTTTGTTAGTTGAGCATATAATTATAGTATTATCCATATTATCTGGATACTTGACCCTACTATCCAATATCTGTCTTGACTCATCGGTAATAACCCCACATCTTATATCCTCAAGCACGGAAAGAAGCTGAGGATCTTTTTGACGGAACACATTCTCGAAGGTAATGACCGAGAATCCTGAGGCTCTTAATGCCTTTGATGAGAAAAAGAACCGGCTCTCATAATACCTGTCGATAAAATCATCCGCCGTCACCACAGGAGGTAGTTGTGATAGATCTCCAAACATAATCAACCTAACTCCACCGAAAGGCTCCTTGCTACGCCTGCATTGTCTAAGTACGTCAGCCACCTCATCAAGCAAATCAGGCCTTACCATACTGATCTCGTCAATGACGATAGTATCAAGATTCTTGATCTTCTTCTTCATGAACGGACTTACATCAACCTTATTCGATAACATACCTCTCTCGATGGAAGGAATGTAAGGATCGTTCTTTATAGAGAAGAACGAATGAATGGTCTGTCCACCGGCATTCAACGCCGCTACTCCAGTCGGGGCTACGATAACGCACTTACCCAAGAACTTTACGATACGTCTCATGAACGTACTTTTACCACTACCAGCTCTACCGGTAATGAACAGATTCTCCCTAGTGGTGAAAATCTTCTTCAAGGCACGACCCTGCTCAACGTTTTTATCCACCGTCATAATATGACGAAGGAGGTCGTTTTCATTTCTAAAATCCTCTTGCACCATGTCTTTTTAAGTTTATGGTACAAAGATACGAATAGTTATAATTAACTAATAAAAATAAATGTGAATAATATGTAAATATTAAATTTTATATCTTATACTCAGATTGTCCATCTTGCTCATCCAAACATGTTTTTACACTAAAACTAGAAAGTATCTCCACCTCTTCGATATAATAAACCGCATCATTATCATAACAATCACGAAAAGAAATAGTTATTATATCTCTAGTTTCTCCAAAATCCTCTTTATCGTTAAATAAATTATCATAATACTCATCGTCGTCGGTACTTATGTTATCTATATCACCATCTTTAATGGATACTCTTATGGTTTTGCTAGCATACATATTATAATCCTTACTATTATATATCAATCCATTTTTATATCTTATATCAAATAGATTTTTATCGAGACCGGAAGTAAATTGTGATACGAAATCGTTATTTATAATTACATTCTCACTCTTATCTACGATGTCCTGAACCATATCAGCCATAGCCTGTATAACCTTATCGTCTTTTAACAAGAAAAAATCAAAATCAAGTACCATATCTATTCATGTTTAAAATTAATAATACACAAAGATATGAATACGTATTAATAATAAATATAAATAATTGATAACAATACTTAAATATATGATTTATTGGCTGATTGTTAAATATCCATCATTGATCATCTTAGCATATTTTTCTCCTAAAAACACATCTATTATGTAGTATGATGATATTAAGATATGTATTTTTCTCCCTATGTAGAATAATCTTAGGTGTCCGATAGTTACGTTTTTTCTATCTTTGGCATTCGCTACTCCATTGTTTTTCTTTACCTCGTCATACAAGTCGGATATACTCTTCTTACACATGTCTAAGAACATGCTTATGTATCTGTATATAGTGGATTGCGATATCTCACGCATACCTATTCCTATAAGCTTCTTATTCAACTCATTAAGAAGGTATGATACATTAAACTTAACTGTCTTTCTTTTAGTTACTTTGTATATATGATGTACGTTTCTGGTTCTGGCTCTGAATATTATTTTTGAAAGGATTCTTACCCGATCAAGTTTCCGGCTTTTGTTAGCCATATTCCGTCTTTCGTCTGAGCTTAAATTCTTATCCAGACATTTGTATACGGATCTTTTCTTACCTACGAATATGTCTTTCGTATCCTCATTCTTCTTAGCCTTATACGAGTAGATCATGATATCAGATAAAGCTATTCTTATCTCGCCCTCGGCGTAAGCCTTAAGCGTATTTAGCTGATAGTCTATATCCTCATGGCAGTTCTCTATAACATGTCTGTAGCAGAAATAAGCTATGCCATCGGATAGGATATCTATAAAATCATCGGTATTGATCTCGATACGGTCACGGTAACCATCTCTCATCCTATTTCTTAAAAATACATGCTTCTGTACATTTATGATAGAAAGATAAGCCGTTACCTGCTTACACTTCTTTTCTATAACCATACCGGAACCTCTTATATTATCTTTCTTGTTCGAGTATTTTACGGCCGTAACCTTCTTCCCGTCCTTATTAGTTACAGGTTTGTAATCTACTGGGCAGACAAGTGATCCTGCCGGAAGCCTTAGGCATCCAAGCTCATCTTTTTTTGCTTGTATATCTTTTGGAATATATGCTTCGGTAAGAATCTTATCGAAGTTTGATTTCATTTTCTGTAAAAATACTATCTTTGTTCCAGACATTTTTTTAAAGTTTTTGCTGCGAATATACAAGTTTCATCAATACGAAACAAGTTATTCGGATGGATGGGTAGCCTGTGAAGGTCGCCCATTTGTTGTTTAAGGAGGGTAGGTGATGTCCGTAAAACGCTGTGCGCGTGAACGATGGTTTTTCTCAACCTACTTGTTACGCGCGCGTTAATAGGTATATTTATTAAATATAATTAACTCTATAAACATATACTACTTTCTAATATCTCTATCCGTACACAGAACCTCTCCTGACGTCGAGTTCCTGTGTACTCCACTTAAAGTCTCTATTTAATAAAACATTGCTTTTTACCGCCAAGGTATGGTGCCGTCAGGCAGGATACCGCAGGCTAAACATGGTAGAAGCCGTATCCTATACCGGAAGCCGGTAACCCGGTAGGGGGATCGGGTGGAGCAGAAGCCAAAGAAGAAAAAAGGAGTGGTCGCATCCCGTGAGGCAGGATAAGGCTGTCCCCCGCCGTCCACGCGCGTAGCGTACGTTAACTTCACTGCCCTCGCTATTGTAGCCAGCCGTAGACATACATGGCTTCGTTCGTACTACCCCACCAGCCTTTTCCCTTTGGATTCTCGTAAATACATGTTAGTCAGCATATATTACACTGATTATATCATATTTTGTTGACAATAATATTTTTTTAAAGTATTTTTGTCGAAAACTAATTTTGTATGGCCGAGCAGAGAAAAGCTTTCGTATTCGCATTACCTTATGATACTAGACTGGATATGATCCAGCAATTCTTAAGGATATACAACGGCTATCTGGATTCTAAGGGTAAGAGCTTGATTACCGAAAGGACGATAAACTTACTTTCTTTCTACATCAACTACGGATACTCGGATGATACCAGGGCTAAGTACATGGATTGTCATGGACAGAAGGAATCTTACGTCGCTGTCCTGAACAATGAGCTTAAACGTGGGGGTTTTCTGGTGGACAAGAAGAACGGGAACTTCCGTACCCGTGAGCTGTCTATTGAGATGAGAAGCTTACGTAACTATTTTATTCTTGACGGGGAGGGTGATGATACCCGTGTAATGGGATTTGTGTTCAAGAGAAACAAATTGGATATTGATGGGTAGGAATCTTATTTCATTCGATAGGGATATCGTGGATGAGGTGGTAAGAAGATCTGATGGGAAGTTTACCAAACAACAGGTAGAGTGGTGCATGAAAGCATCCGTATCTTATATCCATCATCTCTCCAGATATACCGATAATATATCTATCAGGATCCCGTTTATCGGATACGTTATATGCAATCTTCGCGAGATGCGGGTAAGACGTGATAAGATACGTCGGATATTTGTCAAGGAAGGTAATCGTTATCCGGATGAAAGGATGCCTATTGAGCTTGATTGTCTGGATAAGAAGATTAAGGCGATAGAGGATATGGAGGGGTTGAAGAACGGAGATCCTCTTATACGTGATAACCATGAGGCTATGTACCAATGTCGGTATGGAATGACATGGGAACAATTACAGGATTTTCAACAAAAACAATTTAAGAAATAATATGCAAACAATCGGTAAAGCCCAAGTGATAGCCCAAGCTTGGGAAGACAGTTTATTGGGTAGGATTCCTAAGGATGAGAAGGATTATCCGGAGTGGTACAAGAATCGTCTTGATTTATGCAAGAAATGTCCTAAGAACTCTTCTAATATAGCTTTCTTTAAGTTACCAGCTAAGGTGTTGCTGCAAAGATTGATGGGAAGACAGGCATGTTCGTTGTGTGGTTGTTTTATCAAGGAGAAGGCTTGGATGAAGACCGAGGTATGCCCGTTGAAGTTCGTGGAAGGAGAGAAAGCCAAATGGAATGCTATGGAGGTCATAACCGCCGATCATAACGATTTTAATATCGAGTGCCCTAACGATGCATTTGATATAGGACTTACGGATGACGAGAGCGAGTTTTATCTAAATGTTTTTGATCAGAAAATAGGTGATAAGATAGAAATCGTGTTATTTATCACCCATAAAGATGGTTTCCATGTCAAGGAGCATCATCTTGGATGTGGATGTATGGGAGACGTTTCATATAACAAACATCCTGACAATGAGAATAGAACTATATTTAGGATGACGTTGGATACCTCAAAATATACGGAAGGCCATTTTGAGAAACATCTATCTCTTATGGGTTATACTAAGGATGATCCTGAACGTAATTTCAAACATTTCCCGCTACGTATTATAGGGGAAGCTTATAAGTAAATACTATGCGAAGTCCCGTAAGAAGTAAGATAGATGATCGTATCCATGCTCTTATTGTCATGGAAGTCGGTTGCCGTGAGTTACCCGAATATTCGCTGGGTGATATACTTTACTCCGCTTTAAGGAGAGTTGCTAAGGCTAATGGTGGTAACGTACGCTTCTTGCGGGATATTAGCACCAGAGATTTATTAAGAATAATAGATCAGAGTATCAGTGATGAGATTGAGTTAAACAACAATGATTATAATGCGTAATATGGAAGATAAAGATATAAAAACAGAGATTAGAGATTATCTTAAAGAAGAGGCGGATACCCATATAAGGCATTGGATAGCCATAAAACGTGAGAGCAAGCGTCTGTATAGCGATATTGAGGATAGGACTAAGAAGATAGCCCTTAAATCATCTTCGTTGATAAAAGAGGAGGATTTTGTCGTTCTTCATGAGATGACCCATAAGATACAGATGTTGAATATAGAGGCTGTAAAAGTCAATTCTAGGTTGATGTTCATAATCCAGTTGGCTACCAGCTTCGGTATGGATCTGGATTTAGATACGACATATGCGTCCACCGCCAAGAGCATTATAGAAGACAGAACGTCTGGATTCGTGTTTTATGATGACAAGGAACGTCTGAGATATGCTGACAAGGAGCTTGAGGATATGTTCCATGACATGAGCGTGACGGAAGTAAGTAAGATAGGGGTTGTTCAATCTTATAAGCTTCTTATGAAACAGTATAATGAGTTCAAAGACATGAAAGCTAATGCCACAGGGAAGACGAAAGCCGACGAGTAAGGATGTCGATCGGGTCAATGATAATCTTGAAGTCATAGCTAAGGCTATAAATGACGCTAAGGGTTATATTGATAAGCATCCTTGGGATAAGGAGAAACCGGAGGATATGGCTAAGGCTTTTGATTTTATATCTAAGTTAATAGATAAGATCAATACATGGAATGAGTCGTATATGGAAAAAAGCGGGATCATGGATGTATATAGGTCTATAAATGATGTCCAGAAGAAGGAACGTAAGGGTCAAGTATCTGGAGGTATAGAGTCCGTATTAAAAAGTATGAAGTGATGGGGTTAAGCACGAGTCCAGAATTTTATGTAAACATGAAAAATCCTCCTGTATGGAACGATCTGTTCTGTTGGGAGGATCAGGATGACGATGTTAAGCAGTTCTTTAAAGAAGAGGCTTATAAGGTCAAGTACGGGGTGACTATCAATGGCACGTTCATCCCTCCATGGCTTTATTGGCATGTTAATTTCTTTCCCGTATTTCAGGATCTTCCAAACGGGGAACGTGTTCCAGCGATCAGTCGTTTGCGTGACAACGAATGGTTTTTCGCCGAGATGTATCAACGTGCCCGTATGGAGAAGAAAGGGTTGGGGATGTTTGGTACTCGTCGTTTTGGCAAGGCTCTTCTGGACTCGGAGCTGATATATACTCCTTATGGACCTAAGAAAATAGGATTCGCCGATATCGGGGATATCATATATGGTGATGACGGGAAGCTTACTACCATAATGGGCGTATATCCTCAGGGATTCGTTGATACGTACAAAGTGACCTTTGAGGACGGTCGCAGCGTGGTGTGTTGCGGGCAGCACCAGTGGAAAGTCAAGTATAATGGTGATTATAAGGTTATGAGCACTATGGGTATCATCCATTCTGACTTCTCCAAAATGACTATAGATATTGGGGAAGCGGTAGATTTCCCTGAGCGGCGGTGGCTGATATCGCCCCAGCTCATGGGGTCTCTGACCGCCTCTTTCCTTTGTGGATCTACCGACAGGATCTTCGAGTTAAGCAATAAGGAGATGGATGATATTATTTATTCATCCAAAAAACAGAAAGAGTTATTTATAAGCTCGTTCATGAAGATCGCTTGCGGTATAAGCACCGGCGATGATCGTTTTAAGGTCGTTTACAAAAGTGAGTATATTATATCCTTCGTAAGAAGAATATTCTGGTCTATGGGATATTATTGCGTCATGGATGGTGATGATATGTATATATCCAAGACCCATAACAGACTTAGGATATCCGATATAGATTATTACGGGAAGTATAAGGCTACTTGTATTGAGGTAGATAATAAATCTCATCAGTTTCTTACTACCAATTTTGTCGTATCCCATAATACGACTATCATGTCATCCCTTCTTCAGATGAACGCTACCATGACGATCGGGCTTAGTCATTCCGTGGTAGGTTTCAGCGATAGCGATTTATCTAATATAGGTGAGTATTGTGAGTATGGTCTTGATCATGTGCATCCTTTTTTCAGGATCAACAGGACCAAGACCGACTGGAGTTCGGGCGTTACATTAGGCAAGAGGATGTCCAATGGCGTACGTGATATCCATGCCATTATCTCTATAGCCAACATCAATATGGGTAGGAAGACATCCACGCAGAAGACGGCTGGTTTGACACCGGCTACGGCTATTTTCGACGAGGTTGGTAAGGGACCTATCAAGAAGCCTTACACGGCCGCCATGCCGTCCTACGACACGCCTTACGGCTGGCGTCTTAGCCCTATCTTGGCTGGTACTGGTGGTGAGGTAGAATTATCCAAGGACGCTCAAGAAATGTTTTCTGATCCTGAGACCTACAATCTTCTGGTTATGGACTGGGATATTTTAAATCGTAGAGCCATGAAAGGGAAAACATGGAAAGAACGGAAATGGGCGATGTTCGTTCCCGGTCAGATGGCTAACTCAGGTGTTAAGAGAACTATAGGATTGGGCGATTATCTTGGTAAGCCTGATGACAAGAAGCTTAATAAGATCAAGATCGACGCTACTGATTTTGAGGCTAGTACCAATAAACTTAATGAGGAACGGAAGAAACTATCTACAAAAGATAGGGTTGCGTACACTTCTCATACTATGTTCTATCCATTTACGATCGATGACTGTTTTTTAAGCTCATCCCAGAACCTATTTCCGGTCGAGTACGCTATCAAGCATAAGAATGATCTCCTTGAGTCGGGTCAATATAGCGGTATGCTGTGTGATGTCTTTCTTGAGTCAGGTAATAAACTGGGGACTACTAAATCGAATAAGCAACTGGCTGGATTCCCGTTTAGCGGCGGTGTTATTGACGCTCCTGTCCAGATATTCGAGATGCCTCAATCCAATAGGTTTGATGATTTTATATATGTGAGTGGTAGCGATCCCTACAAACAGGCTAAGTCGGATACGCCCTCATTAGGTGCTTTTTATGTATTCAAGAGACGTGTTGGTATTCGAGATCCTTATGCCTATAGAATAGTTGCCTCTTACGTATCCCGCCCATCATCTATAGACCAATTCTGCCGTACGTGCGAGGTGCTTCAGAAGGGATATGGTGCTATATGTCTTATGGAGAACGCTGACCAGATGTATGAGCAGTATCTTAATCGGAAGAGCGGTATGCCGGCATCTTTCTTCTTATTCGCTGGTGAGGCTATAGCCAATAAGTATGTGAAGGCCGGCTCCCGGCAGAACAGCAAGCTGGGGCTATACCCTACCCCCGGGAACCAGAACCTGCTCTTCTCATGCGTGGTGGATTACTGCTGGCAGGATTTCGTTATCGGATATGATGATAGTACTGGTCTTGATATAACGGTCAAGGGTATTGAGCTGATTGATGATATAGCTCTACTGGATGAAATAATACAGTACAAGCCCGGATTGAACGTCGATAGGATAATAGCCTTCGGGCATGCGTTGGTTCTAGCTAGGTATTTTGATGATAACAATTATATGCCTAAATCGAAGATTGAGGAGATGAATAACGCCCGTAAGGAAGACGCTTATAAACATCATGAGATATATGCCTCGGCTTTCGGATCGGTATCTATAGGTGCGTTTCGGTAGTTTGGTGTCGCTTAATAACTTATCTTTGCTAAAAACAAAATAGATTGACATGGAGATTTTCAATAGAGATCATTCGTTCCCAGCAAAAGGAGCGTTATTAGGATTACCTCCTCAGGCTATTTCCACGAAGAAAAAGAACAGGAAATGGAAAGAGGATTGTATGGACGCTCTTGAGACGATAGGGTTGAAACAGTATGATCGTAACCAGATGTACCGTGACTATTATCTGATGGCAGATGGTAAGTTATCTTTTATGGAGATGGCGGATGTTATCCCTCAGTTAAGGAACGTGCAGAAGCTAAGGAGCGATATAAGGATACCTTCTTTCTTGAAGCATTATGATATCATAGGTGGTATCGTAAACGCCTTTGAGGGATGGCTGACAAACCTACAGGATAAGTATACGGTTAATGAGGTAGGTGATATGGCTATAAGTGAGTATGAGGATACGATGTCAAACTTACTTCATCGTCATATACAAGAACAGTGGGATATTATCGTCAATCAGCGTCTTGTGGAGGCTGGTCTTGATCCTACGTACAATGAGTTTAACTCTGAGGAGGAGCGTCAGGCTTATGTTCAGCAAATCCAACAGGCCAAGACGTCTATGACCCCTGATGATATCCAGAGGTTCATGAGTACCAGATGGAAGACGCAGGCGGCGGTATGGGGGGATCATACGATCGAGGCTGACCGTAGCCGGTTTTATATGGATGAGCTTGACAGGGAGAATTACCGGGATCGTCTTCTTAGCGGAAAGATGTTCCGGAACCATTTCGTTGGCTTCGACTATTATCGTCCGGAGGTATGGAGTCCGATGGAGGTTTTCCATCCTGATGTGAAATACCCGCAATATGGATCTTATGTAGGCCGTATTCATTATTACGAGGGTGTTGAGTTGATATCAAGATACGGCCATAAGATGACGGCAAAAGACAAGCGTCGGATTATGGGAGGTGACGATGATTATGAGGGATGGGTATCTAATGACGGTGCTAGGTATGATTGGAAGAAAAAGAAACCGTCTATTACCGGTATGTATGAGAATGAGGTTATTCCATGGAAAGGATACCATGACTATGAGTCTATAGTCGCCGCTGAGGACTATTATGGTGTTCCGATGGGAGAGTACCATACCTTCGGACCTGACGGGGAGGAACACACCCAACCCCGCTTCTTGCCCCGCTTCCATCCCTTTGGATATTTCAACTCCGGTATGGCCGATGGTAAGAGATATGAGATAGACTCTCGCCTTTTTAGGGTTATGGAAGGATATTGGGTATCCATGAAACCGGTATTCTTAATAACTTATATGACAGAGACCGGGATGGTTGATCAGGAACTTGTAACCGATGAGTTGCTCCCGGAATTCTTGGAGAAGAATGGCATAAAGAAAGTAAAGAGGGTTATGGCCGATGCTGTTGGTGATCCTGAGGTGAACACCTATATCTTGGAGTATGTCCCTGAGGTTAGGTTTGGCGTTAAGATCACCGGAGGTAATTTAATGGATAAGCCTATATATATTGGTGGGGATCCAATACCTCATCAGATACATGGTGATAGCAGTCTGTATGATTATGTCATTCCGGTTTCTGGATTTATAGGGTCTAGTCTCGCTGATCGCATACAGCCGTTCCAGATGATGTATAACCTTGCTATGAACCAGCTATACAATAACGCCGAGAAGGAGATCGGTAAGTTCTTCTTAGGCGACTTAGGATTCCTGCCTACGGAATATAAGGATATGATGGACAAGAAGGGAGCTTTGGCTACTTTTATGCAGATCGTTAAGTCCGTCTCATTTATGGGTGTAGGTGGTAATGACACGAACAATCCTTACCAGAATCCGCAGATGAGCAGCATATATAATCAGTTCGGTGTATATGATCTTACTAATACGGATCAGATAAGATCCCGTATGGAAATGGCTTCTTACGCCTATATGATGGCTTATAGGATGATAGGTATATCCGAGCAGGCAATGGGTCAGTCAACCAGATACGAGAGTTCTACGGGCGTAAAACAGGGGGTTAACGCTACCATGTTACAGACCCAGACTTACTTTAATGATTTCGATGACTTCAAGAAACGGACATTGGATATTCATCTAGCCGTGGCTCAAGTATGCCAGAAGGAAGGATACGATTGGACCGTGATGTACAGGAACAGCGATCTTTCCTTGGCTTACATCAGTCTTACGGATAATAGCTTGTCGTTACGTCATCTTAATGTTATGGCTGTTTCTAATTCCAAGAAACGTCTGGAATTGGAGAATTTGAAACAATATATATTACAGACAAATACGTTAGGTAATGACTTACTTGATATTACTAGGATGATGAGCGCCAACTCAACGGCTGAGATGAATCAGATCGGAAGGGATGCTAGATCTTACGCCGATCGTGTAAGGCAGGAAGAATACCAGAATCAACAGCGACTTGTCCAGCAGCAAGCTGAGGCCGATCAACAGGCTCGTAATGATGAGCATGAGAAGGATAAGGAACTGGCTTATATCAAGGGCAACTTCGACTTACGAGGTAAGAGCATAATGGCCGCCGGTCAAGCGGCTAGGACCGAGAACAACTCGGAAGGCATGGATTATGTCGAGGCTATGGCTGATAGGGCTTTAAGGGAAAGAGATCTTGATATCAAGGAAGAGGATATGAGAACCAGACAGGCTAACGCCGAGGCTGAGCGAAGATCTCGTGAGGAGATAGAGAAAAGGAAGTTGGAATTAAAGGAAAAGGAGATAGACGCTAGAAACAAACGTTCTGATACAGATAGGTTTACGTCAATAATAAACAAGAATTGATTACAAGTTTTGTAAATATTTTTACAAAATCTGTAATCATTTTGGCGTAAAATTCTGTCATATACTATAATGGGTTTGATTTAATTGGTAATTGGATTAATAATACTTTTGTAAAAAGCAAAAAAGGAAATTGTATGAATGACATGGGTGATTTCGCTAAGGGTTTTAAGACCATGAGTGTCGAGGAACTTTTTTACCGTGGTGACGGTGATGGCGATAAGAATAATATCGAGGGTAAATATGATAAGGATGGTAATCCTATAGGTGATACCAAGGAAGAGCCTGCCGACGGCGGAGCGGCTGACGGTGGCGGGGATAAGGGCGGCGATGCTACCACCCCAGACCCTGATTCCCTTGGCGAAGGAGGTACTGATAATAATGTAGTATCAGTATTTAACGGAAAATCTTTTTTGGAGAAGATGGCCGCTAGAGGTATTATCGATAGTATTGACAACCTTGATATTATGGTAGATGATAAACCAGTCGATCTTTCTACTATCACTAAAGAGGATGATTTACTCGATATAGTGGAGGGATTGATCAAGGATAAGGCTGATGAGTTGTTAAAGGATAAGGTTGATACCGGTTCTATGTCTGACTTTATGAAGAAGATGATAGAGGTGGATAAGGCCGGTGGTAACGTTGGCCAACTATTAAGCCAATATCAGAACATTCAGGCGCCGTTGGATAACCTTGATATGAGCAACAAGAATGATCAGCTTGCGGTCATCCAGCATTATTATAAGATGTTGGGTATGCCGGAAGACGAGATAAAGGATAATATGGAGATGATGATCGGCAAGGGCGATGAGTTTATTGAGTCCAAGGCCAATAAGTTCCATGATATCCTGAAAAAGGAGATGGATAACCTTATCGAGGAGGAGAAGAAAAAATCCGAGAAAAGGAAACAGGAGTTGATTGAGCAGATGAAGATCTATAAGAAAGGTCTTAAGACGTCTATAAGCTCAGGATTCCAGTTGACTGACACGATGATAGGTAAGGCTGTCGATTTCGTTACCAAGCCGATAGACAATCAAGGTCATACGGCTATAGATAAAGCTTATTCGGAGGCTATCAAGAATCCGGACATGGCCGCTGATCTGGCTTTGTTCTTGATGAATAAGGACGAGTTCCTTAAACAGAAAACCAACAAGGCTAAGATGGAGGTTAATAAGAAGACCATCACTCTTCTTTCTGGCAATAAGGGAGGAAAGCAGAATAAGACTAATATCGATAACGATACTATAGAAGCTAACTTCCTTGATCTGAGTGGATCAAAGAGTGTATAACGTTTAAATATATTGAAAATGAATCCGTTTCTTACAAAAAGTTTCCCGGCTACCGTGAATGGCGATAATGTTATTGCTTTTACCGATGCCAAGAACTATAAGACTTCGCTTGTAGAGCATAACTTAGGCTCATTGGCGAGCTGGTATTATGAGGATCCTGACAAGAATCATTTGGGTCTGTTGAATCTGTTCTCTAATATCGCTAATTACCCTGTACCGATGTATATGGGTATGATTAATAACGGAGCTACGATCTCCGTTAACGGTATTGGAGCTTCTTTCCGTTATGATCTTCCTGTTACAAAGACATTTGTTGTCGTTACGGCAGAGGATACTTCAGGTCATCACCTGAAACCTGGTATTGATGGTAACTTGTTTGATATCGTTTTGAATACATCTGAGTTTACGGCTTATGATGTTATTACCTACGATGCCGCTAACGGTTGTAATATCCTTATCTCAGGTGAGATCCCGTCTAAGACAGAAGGTGACTTGACACGTTATTGGTGTCGTGTTATCGGTGGTAAGGCTAAATACTTCCCTAAAGAGAAATTACGTCCTGGTATCCGTTATTGGAAGATCGGTCATGCTCTTGGTGAGTACAGTACTCAGTTCTCCAAGGCATCTGGAGCTGACAAGGCCGGTTCTATGACTTGTGAATTCCGTTTAGGAAACCACCGTGGTGTTGAGGGTGAGACAACTATGTACGCTGGCATGAAGTCCATGCAGGCCGCTCAGAATAGCACTTCAGAGTTTGTGGAGACCGCTCTTCGTCGTATGAATGCCATGAGAAGTGAGTATGAGGGTAATATTCCTGATTTGGCTATTATCGGTAAGACTGTTAATGGTAGACTTGATTTGCGTACGGCCAAAGTAGCCTCTACGCTGGAGGTATTCTGTATGGCTGAGTTGGTTAAGCTGGAAGCTAGACAGTTGATGTGGCAAGAAGGTGGTATTATCATGGATCAAAATGGTCCTATCCATTTGAATGAGGGTATCTACCGTCAGCTTCGCCGTGGTTATACTATCTACTATAGCCGCCCGATGGGTATTACCAAGGACACGCTTATGGCTGCCGCAGCTTATATTTTCCGTGGACGTCAGGATCTTCCTATTACGGAACGTAGGATTAAGTTCAAGGTAGGAGCTATGGCTATGATCAATTTAGAGAAGTTGATCAGGGAATCGTTCTTCACTACCTTGCAGAACTTGAGCTGGGGTATGGGAAGCGATAGGATGTTGCCTTCTAATCCTATATCCGGTACTAATGATGCTATGATCTTAGGTCCAGTTCAGGTTAAGGGCGCTTTCCTTCCTGGCATCGGAAATGTAGAGTTCGAGCACGATCCTTCTTTGGATTACGCTGACATGACAGATCGTAGCGAGTTGGTGAATGGTATGTATCCTAGATCCTCTTATTCTTGTATTATCGAGAATATCACTGACGCTGGATCGACTAACGCGTATTCCGCTATTCCTAATACGGCTAACGCTAAGTTGGGTAATATGAATAACAACGTATTCTATATCAAACCAGAAGGCGTAAGCATGTGGTGGGGTTATGAATACGGTCGTTGGGCGCACAAAGCTAACGGTAATGAGATCGTATCATCCTTGCCGGGCATGAAAGAGCAATTCTGGTGCCACTCAGCTTCAGCGGCTTGGGTTATGGATAACAGCAAGTTCTTGATCATCGAGCTTCAACCGAACTACTTCGGCTAAGTTTTTTTCATATATGTAATTTGGTTTTTTAGAGGGGAGGATATTCCTCTCCTCTTTTTTAAGTAACGCAAAAAGGAAATGAAAGATATTTTAAAATCAAAGGAGGTATTGGTCGAGGTAAACGGCTTCAATATCATGTCAGATACCTTGTATGAGGTAGTAGGTAAACACGACGGAAGCGCTCCGCAGGCCTTCCAAGATGCCAATATAGCCAAGGCTCCGTTCCCGGAGAATGCTACTCACGTATGTTGCCCGTGGGATGATTTCTCAGAAGTTTACAATACCGGTTTTTATCCAAGATCAAGATGTTATAATGGCATGGATAAGGATGAGGTTGATAAGTTGGTTGATCAGCGTGTCAATAATATAATGAAGCCTTTTGAGAATATTTCCCAGAAGGATCTTTCCCAGACCAATTTCGAGTTTTGGGATGATGCTAAAGACAAGATCTATATGGGTAAGGTTTATAACACGGCTAATACCGTTGAGTTATTTTATTTATATCTGGCTGTATTTTCCGGCATGTTGACTCCTCAGGAAATGGATGGCGATCCTATTTTCATGAACTCCATGTTCTGTTTCATTGAGAAAGACAACGCCAAGGATTTCGTTCAGCAGCGTGAGATCAATAAGATGAACATCAGCTATAAGTTTATCAGCGCCCTTAAGAAAGGCGGTGACGATCGTCAGGCTGTCATCGATCTTCTTCTTTACATCGGTATCGTAACTCGCCCGGATTTCACGGAGGATGAGTATTATACAGGATCTCTATCAAACTGGATGAATGAGAAGAAGACCAACATCGATTATCTGCTTGATATTTGGGATCGTTCATTGGAGGGTGATTTCAAGGAAGTTCTTGAGTTCTATCGTATCGTAAATGTCCTTCAACGTAACGGTCGTATCAACATGACTCCATCTGGCTTGCAATATAATGGTCAGATCATAGGTCCTGACACCCGTACGTCCGCCGAGTTCTTGGCTACCAAGAAAGATCTTATCAATGTAAAGGCTAATGTCTTGGATGAGTACGAGGAACTTATGTCTATTTCTAATATAGACGATAAGACCAAGAAGGTTAAGGATGTCAAGAAGAAGGAAGACGTAGGGGAAGGTGATAAGGAGGAATAACGATGACGATCCAAGAAGCGTATCTAAGGTCTTTGCAGAAGAATGAGCAGAATCTCGCCAATGGCGGGATTAAGCTTGATCCAGGAAGGTTCGTGCTTTTGTTCAATGAGGCTCAGGATAGGTTGATAAGATACTATCTTAATAGGAAGGATGATGAGACCATCCGATCTATACAAACTCTTCTGGTATACTGGAAATCGCTTAATAAGATCAATCATATTGATGACCCCGAATCGACATCATTCGATCTTCCTGATGATTATTTATGGTTCTCAAATATAAAAGGAGCGTTTTCTTATAAAGGATGTGAGGTTGGGGATTTTGTCATGTGGGAGGCTAAGAACGAGAATGTCCATGAGCTTCTTGGGGATGATAACAATAGGCCTTCTTTTGACTATCGGGAAACGTTCTACACCATAGGTGACGGGAAGGTCGTGGTGTATGAGGACGGCTTCCGCACAGACGAGGTCAGGATGACCTACTACCGGAATCCGGTACGGGTGGATCTGGCCGGGTACATCAACGCCGCCGGCGATAGGTCCACGGACATCGACCCTGAGCTGCCCGATCCTTTGGTGGAGGAGATTCTGGATATGGTCGCCAAGCAATTCAACCTTAACGAGAATGAACTAAGTAGATATAGGATGGATAAGGATAATGTGGCTTCCTTTAAATAAACAACGTTAGTTTTGATTGATAAGCCTGCCCAGAAATGGGTAGGCTTATTTTTTATCATCCTATGCATATTTTCTGGAATCGGAGATTTCTCCGACTCCAGAAATCGTAAGTATGATTTTTGTGTTTTACAAAATATTTAATATAATGATTTTATATTGGAATATTTTTTATCTATATATTTTTACGGTAAAACTTTTATTTATATGTTTGCATCGTATTAAATAATTAAATATATATAATATGAAAACTAATGTTGTTATGATCTCCAAGGATAGGGATCTTTTTGGTGTTACTATCAAGCAAGACACTAAAACGTCTTTCATGTCGTTGACTGATTTACAGGAAGCCTATACCAGGAAAAGGATTCAGGAAGGATGGAATGATAAGAGGATAGAGAATATTCTTTCTAACAAGGAAAGTGCTGAGCGAATATACTATATTCTTGAAAAACAAGGATATATGATAGAAACAGGATTTCCTGTTTTTATGGAAATGGTTGAAAAAGAGTCTCTTATAAAAGTAATGAAAAAATTTGGCGCTTATAAGACTGTTGGTAGGGGCGAGAACAGGAGAACTATGTGTAATCCTTATATATGGGTTCTTGTAGCTATGGAATTGAACCCTATGTTGTATGCCGAGGTTGTTACGTGGTTAACCGATAAGCTTATTCTTAATCGAATAGAGGCTGGTGATAGGTATAATGCTTTGTCTAGAGCAGCTTCTAGATTTAAGGATGTAGATTATGTTAAGATCGCCAAGAGACTTAATTATATTGTTTTTAATATCCATGAAAGTATGATCAGGAATAAGGCCACGGAAGCTGAGCTGAAGGAATTGGAGCAAACACAAGGCAATCTTATATGGGCTATAGATATGGGTTATATAAAAAGTTTCGATGAACTTATTGATATGATGAGGAAGATGTATAAGAAAAAGTGGCTTAAATAATGTTTTTACAAAAAATGTAATTTATTTATATGCCTATACACTCATGGTTGTACTTTATTGTCGTGATCGTCTTTATTATTATGTTTGCGTTAGGTAAATAATTTTTTAAACTAAATATTGATAATATGTTGCACAGACCGCAAGACCGGGTACTTTTCGTACCCCCGCACGCTATGATGGTGGATGTTGACTCCATCTTCTTAAAGGAAGGGCAGATCGGTATTTACGATACTAAAGATACTTCCGAGAACGGTTGTAAGGCCGTGATTGATTTTACCGGTAAGCCTCGTAACGACAAGCGTTATGAGATCCGTATCGGTCGTAATGAACAAGCGGCTTCCCGCTCTATATATGATAAGGATTTTTCCACGCCTTTGTTCTCGTTGAATGAGATCACCGAGATTTACGCTTCTTGGCCGAAGAAAGATCATGCTTATGTCGATGATGTTATCTTAGGATACAACGGTGTGTCTGATGACACGGCTTTCTCCGTATCCAAGGGCGACCGTATCGCTATCCGCTTGATTCTCGCCGGCAGGGCTTTCGAGCTTCTTGGTTATGAGGGAGGTCGTATTGAGATCAATGACGCTATCCTTTTGGATGATTGTGATAATACTCCAAATCAATGCGAGGAGTGTGATCCTTGCGAGGAGGTTGATTTGTTGCCAGCCGTCCTGAAATGTATCGAGCGGATGAAGAACCAACCTATCGCTGGTGGTGGTAAGGTATCTGATTATATTGATATCACTCCGGTTACAAGATGTACTAACGAGGCCACGGAGCCTGAGACGGAGGACGTGAACTTCTATTGTATGGAGGTTTGCGATACTGGTGATGACCTTGCCTTGGCTGAGGTTCGTGCCCAGTACCCGGGATTGAAGATCGTTCGTGAGAGCATCAACGGCAGCATGTCACGTTATAAGGTGATGAAGAAAGGGGCTAAGCCTAATGACTATACTCAACGTCTGATCTCTATCATGAAAGGATGCGAGGAATGCCCGCCTAGCTATACTGAGGTTAAGGGCGGATACCTGTATTCCATTTCATTGGAGGATGACGGCGTTGATATGTCTACTACGGTAGAGTCTTTACCTAATGTGGTAGCTGATACGGTTAATAAGATGAGCCAGATCAAGGGATCAGGTTTGTATATTGCCGCTACTTCCAAGAAATTGACGGATGAGGAGATCTCTACTTTCGTGGAGGCTAATCCTACGGCTATCATTTACTATGTGGCTAAGACATCCGATATGTGCGAGAATCCTACGGTTCGTACCGCTTCATGGTCAGCTTGTGGTTCTTGCAAGGTATCCACCGAGAAGTATTATATCACGATCCCGGATGATGAGTGCGGAAACAGTGCTTTGGAGGAAATCAAACAGGCTTTCCCGGAACTGGAGATCACTGACTACGGTACTCCTGCGGCTTGCCAGCATAGCTTCCAGACAACGGTATATACTAACATGTTGTGTGATGAGTGCGACAAGGTGTTCGAGGGATTCTTCACCAGCAAGGCTCCGGCGTCCTACCGCAACCGTATGTGGAAGAAACTGGAATCGGCTCAGGAACTTGGCACTAATTGCAAGTGCGGTATCCGTTTCCGTGGCAAGGAAATGTTATTATCTCCGTCAGAGTGCTTGATGGATAAAATGACCTATGTAGAGGATAGCGTTGAGATCGTTGGCGCTAGCGGTGGTTATCCTGATTCTCTTGATGAGGGATCCCCCATTTGGTGGGATCAGCTTCACTTCGAGAGATTGTCCAGCAAAGCCCCGCGTACCCATGTTGGCGGCAATATGATGGATGATGAGTTGAAGGGTTACGCTCATTTCAACGGCTTCCCGAAACATCAGGACTTCATGGGACGGACATTCATGAACGAATACAGCCGTGTTGAACAAACAGCCCAATACGTGGACTTCCAGATCACGATTAATCCTCATAGATACGCTCAAGGATTCGGAAAGGTTATCGCCGATGATCCGGTTAACTTGATCTTACGTGTACGCTATGGCGCTCATGAGGGTGTTCAGGAGATGATCAATATGATCGGAGCTGCCGCTGGTCTTGGACCGGCTATCGTGACCGAACCCAAATAAGAACGACCTTTTTTGCGTTCATATATTTCCTAAAGGGGAGAGATTCATTTTTCTTCCCTTTTTTGTTATCTTTGAGGCAGTAGAATTAAAATATGATATTATGTCTGCGATAAATGAGTATTTAAAGAGACTTGCTTCCATCTTCGGTAGCATGGGTTTCTCCGTTCCGCCAGATGACTTCTCAGGTGTTGTCATAGACGGAAAGACGTATCCGGTCATGATGAGGAATGACGGGTGTTACGTGTACTTCGATGATAAAGGAGTAAAGAGACTTGTAAGCGAGGTCCCTAAAAAGGACTATCAGTTCATTAACATCAAGGACGCCCGTGTGTCGATCGTCAACCAATGTTATCGTACTCCGGGAGGTCAGGTAGAGGCTCGTATCCATACCTATATGAATAATAAGGGGGAGATACTGGCCGAGAAGATATTTATCATCAACTCATCGGATATCGATACTCCCATTGGCACGGAATTGGATAAGATCCCTGCCGAGTGGGTGGCTATAGATTGTAGTATAGCGGAGATGACCGATCGGGAGTTGATATTCGTAAGTAAATGTTATGCCACGGAAGGAGGCAAGGTCCAGATAGAGGGCGTAGAGTCGGTTGATCCCCGCCTGAACCCGGAGGTGTCTCATTATGAGGTGGTGAATACTACTGACGATAGTAACCCTATTGGAACGAAGTATAATGCCATACCTGATACGTGGAGGCGTATAGTATGTGATTTTCCGGACATGACCCAAAGGGAGATAATACCGGTGCTTAAATGCTTTGATACCGGGACCGGAAGGGTACAGATAGAGGGGTATAAGATATTTGATTACGAGATGGGTACCAGAAAGGAATGGTATCGCGTCAAGCAAAGTACCGATCCTGAGAATCCGGTAGGTGAGTTTATCACCAGCATAAGCGATGACTGGGTTGAGGTCGTTTGTGACTTCACGGATATGGAGGATCGTGATATTGAGGTAACTATAGAATGTTATAAGACACCGGCCGGTAAGGTGAAGCTGGAGGTTCTTACGTCATGGGACGGGAATATAGGAGTTAGGGATAAGAGTTATAAAGTCCTGGAGACTACCGATCCGTCACAACCTGAGGGCGCCAGCTTCAGTTCCTTGCCAGACACTTGGATAAGGGTAGTCTGTGATTTTGACGATATGGAGGAGAGAGATATCAAATCCTATATAGAGTGTTATGACAGCGGTAGCGGAAACGTTAAACTTCGAAGGATGGTGTCGTATGACTCCAAGATAAAGGCCAGATACACACGTTTCGAGGTAGTGGACTCCGATAACGCAGACTTTGTCCCAGGAGCCGCCCTAGCTACCCTCCCCGACGGATTCTCTTTGGTTCCTTGTGATTTCGTTGACTTTGAGGATAGAATGCTTCAGTCAAGGAAAGAATGCTATAATACAGATAAAGGTCGTGTACAGGTATTAAGAATAACGTCTTATGATGGAGATATAGATATAAGGGGCGCTGTTTATGTCGTTACACGATCTGAGAACCCCGATATTCTCGTGGATAGGATATATAATGCCATACCTGGAGGATGGGATCGCATGGTGTGCGAGATGGAGGATATGGAGGATCGTGATATCGAGTCTTTCGTGGAATGTTATGATAGCGGTGAGGGTAATGTCAAGGTAAGGAGAGTCGTGTCTTATGATGCCAAGGCAAACGAGCGCCACGTCCGTTACGAGGTACTGGATTCGGATAACGGCGGTTTCTCCCCGGGACAGCGGATATCCACCCTGCCTACCGGATGGTCTTTGGTGTCTTGTGATTTCACGGATATGGAAGACAGAATGCCTATTGATATCGAGGAATGTTATAGGACATCAAACGGGAGCATACGTATGAGACATGTGGTGTCTTATGATGGTGATCTTGGGAAAAGAAACCAGTTCTGGGAGATTGTGGACTCGTCTGATAACGGATATGGTCTAGGGGATAGGATGAATAGCATCCCATCGGTTTTTATCCGTGAAAGGTGTGCCATAGAAAGGTTGGATGATCGTATTACCAGAAGTGCGATAGAATGTTACTCGACTCCAGGAGGATCGGTAAGAATTAAATCCACTTACGTTATCAACCCTTTAAATCATGTTAGGTCGTATAATCATCATGTATTGAGTTCTACGGATAATGATATCAAGATTGGTACTCAATATATCTCTTTGCCATCTAATTTTACTCGTATCGAATGCGAGGAGCCGGATTACATGGATCGGCTTATAGATACTACCGAGACCTGTTATGATACCGGCAATGGTACGGTAAAGATCCGGAGGCAAGAGTCTCTTAACGGTAATCTTGATCTCAAGACATTTGATTATAAGATCGTAGAGTCTACTGATCCAGCATATAGATTAAATACTACACCTACGCAATCTGTTATAGACGGATGGACCGTTATTAGCTGTGATCTCAATATCATGGATGTAGATGATTGTTATGAGATCGGGGGGCATAAGATCCATCTAAAGGGCTTTAGGACGGTCAATCCTGCATTGCAGGATATTAAGTCCAAGCTTTATGTGGTATATTCAGATCATCCGGATTACGGTGTTGGAGATGAGTTGTCTTCTATTCCTGATGGGGCTAAGGTCACGATATGCGATTACGCTGATAAAAGCCAAAGACATATGGTTCCGGTGCGAGAGTGCTATGAGGTAGCCGATGGCCGGTTCTATGTGGAGGGAAGTCGGTTGGTGGATAACGATATGGTCGTTGAGCGGACGTCGTTAACGGTGATGGAGTCATCCTCTCCTACCTACCCGGTAGGTACGACACTGACCTCCATCCCCGATGGCGCTACTATCGTGGCTTGTTTATGTCAAACCTGTTAATCTGAATGGCTATGGTTAAAGTATGTAATGATTATTTTATGATTGACGCCTTAGCTGGAGGTCAGGTCATAAGAAAAAGGAAATATCGTCGTGAGAATACGATGATAGGATATAAGTGGTATGATTATAATGGGGTCGAGGTTTCCGACCCCACAGAAATATCTCGTCTTGATGGTCTGGCCACTAAACATCAACGTGTAGATGAGGCTTATGATGACCATGCTATTTTCATGTCTTCAACCAACTACGTTAACAGCGTTTCCGGTATACCTATGGACAAGCATATGGTTGTCGTTGAATGGAGACCGGATAGCGAGCGAGGTTTTGTCACCATGGCTCATGACGAGGGTCTTGACGGGGATAGCTATTATATAGTTATTATCAACACCGGAGATAAGCAGGCCACGATCTACACCCCCGTGGATCCTGAGGATCCAAAGGATGGGACTTCCCGTGCGGTTGATAGCGATAATATCTCCGTTGGAGGATCATATGTCTCTATATCCCCTAAGCAAGTAGAGAGGATAAGGGTTACTTTCCGTGACGGTAAATGGTATTATGAGTTAGTCACAAAAACATATCCTAGTAATACTGGAGGTGTTAAGATTGGAGATGTCGATTTTGTGACCTTTAGGTATTTATGGGAATCAAGCTCTGGAAGGGATTTGGATACTATGACGGAAGCCCTTAATTCTAATGTTCCCACCATAGATAATCTTGCTGTAGGTTTGTCTGGTCCCGGAAATGGAGATAGCTCTGTTAGAGAAGTCCTTAAATGGGGTGGTGATAATACCGGGTCTGGTAAGGAATGTGTTTGGATGTCGGTGAAGGATTTAAGGGCTAAGTATTATGATATCCTACCTGAAGAGACGTATTTTATGGCCTACGCTACATGGTTTGGATCTAAAGGCACGGGTAAATGCTCTTTTGAGCTTGTCGGATACAAGGGAGGTACGATGAGCCAAGACGGATATAATTTTATAAATACCGGTGGATCTGTAGTATATCAGAATACATATGATTTTGTATGTAATACCCATAAAGGAGCCGGGTCGTATAAGACATCTTACGAGAAAGTAGCTCGTATTACTTACAATAAGCTAATTAATGAGGTGTATATGTCCATTGGTGAGGCTATAGATCAGGAGGATAATTATGATAAGTTAGAGCGAGAGATCAATAATATAAAGGAAAGACTTAGCGATGTCGAGAGCGAGTTGGCTGTCGTAAGACGTATAGCTGAGGGCAAGAACACGGCGTATATCTTTGATACGGTCGATGCCATGAATGAGTGGCTGGCGGTTCCGGAGAACACGGCTAAGCTCCGTGTTAGGGACAGCTTCTGGATCACGGAGCAGGAGGTACCTGATTATTGGTGGAATGGAACTCAGGCTTTAGAGCAGGAAGGTCCGAAGGTTGACTTATCTCCTTATTATACGAAAGACGAGATTAACGATATTGTTGATGATATTAATCAGAAGATAGAGGATAAGAGTATGTCGATTATCTTCGATACCTATATCCAAATGAAATCTTTCGTAGACGATCCTACTAACGCCGATAAGCTTAAGGAAGGTACCATCTTGTTGATACGAGATAAAAACGTACCTGATTATTATTACGATGGTGCTGGGATAGTCAAGATGGAGGCTGACGTAGAGCAATGTCTTTATATTACTTTAGCTAATAAGCCTACGGAAAGCACTATAAGTTATACCCAAGATCGGGAGGTAACTAATTTCGCTCCGGGAGCTATAGCTAGGTGGATTGACGCTGACGGGAATAATGTGTTTTATAAGCTTGTAGAGATAGTAGGTGGTAAGGCTAAGTGGATTACCCTTATCGATACTAAATACGGTAATGTGACGCTACAGAGTACTTACGACAAGAATTATGAGATCGTAAATATCGTATCTGGGTCTAGGTTACAGGCTATAAATAGCGAGAAGAATGATATCAAGTTTGTTAATAGCGCTACGGGTAACGTGACTGTCGTGTTGAATGGTACTGTATCAGGGGGAGCCAAGAAGCTGGTGAGTATGCTGGCGGTGAACGAGGTAGTCTTGACCCCCGGAGCGGCGGTGTCGTTTACCCGGAACGGCGATGAGTTCGTGCTCACGGAGTTGTTTGGCGTTACTATCTTCCCGGATCTGGCGGATGCCAACCGTGAGGGAGAATGGGTGATGAGCGTAGGCGTAACCGGTAAACCGATCCTTATGGAGGTAAAGGAGATGCGTAAGTGGGATGAGAGTATAACTAAGGAGCTTACTATAGATGAGCTTAACGAGAAGTTCCCTAACGTGGATATCGGATTCGCTGTCGTATGCAAGACCATCAACAAGGTATATGAGATGGTTAACGGATACAAGGAATGGGTGTCTTATGATATAACCTCAATTAGTTGATATGGGATTTTTAGTAGGATATGATACGGCCCTGTCCTCGGTGACGTTTTATGTTAACGAGGATAGGTTCCCTTGTTATAATGGGAGGAATGCTGATTATGTGCCTGATCCGATAGTAGATTCCGGTGATTTCAATCGAAATTTTAATATATCTTCTAGTAAGCCAGGATTTGTTAATGTCGATTGGGGAGATGGGACTAAAGATCAGTATCCCTTGACTAAAAACGAAAGTGTGTATAGGATTGTATTCAGGTCTTTGGATATTGAATGGAAAAAGAATCCTGACGCTACTACGTGGTGGTTCAAGAAAGAAGATGGATCTCAATATATACCTATACCTCCTCATAAGTATGATAGCGTACAGAATAGGGAGGTGACTATGACCTTCTCTAATGTAATAGATGCTGATTTTAGCTTAGATGGAATAGTATTGGATCGATTTCCGTTAATGAATTTACCAGATATATCTTATTTGTATATGAATAGATCCGTTTTAAAAAATGGAGATATCCCATATGACAGGATAAGCAAGAGCGTTAATATTCGTTATATACATATGGGATCTTTTTCTCATCCTGGTGTATGGAGTAATTGGCCAGAAGGTTTTTTGAACATGAAAGATCTGAGGAGTTTCGGATGCAATAGCGTTTTTAACTTCGGGGATGATCCTGATTCTAATTGGAGAAGATTATCTGAATGGAAGAATCTCACGAAGTTTAATTTCAATTGGTGCAATATCCCTTCTTATGATCCGGCTTTTAATTCTATTCCGTCAAAAGGTATAAACATTATAAGCGATAGGAATAATATACCTGTATTTGATGAGGTGGATAAGGTAGGGGATAATAAGATATTAGTTTATTTTATGGCTAATGGTAGTTCATGGAAGCAAGATTTGGTAGGAGGGAAGTTAAATAAGATGCAAGTAGCATATTGTAGGTCAGGCACGGTTTCAGTAGATGATCTTCCGGATTGGTTGTATGAGGTAAGGGAATTTAGGAAATGGGATTTACAGAGTCATTTTATATCTACACAGGAGAGGGCTGATAGGTTCGTTGATGCGTTTTATGATAAGATGATGTCTTGGGATTATATAACGATGTCTCAAGTGGCTTCTGATGGCAATAGGAATCAATTTTATAAACTTACATTAAGTTTATATGAATCCGCTGTCCCAGATAATAAGAGACCGTCTGGCGTTTATCAAGCCCCTGAGGGGTTTGTTAAGGGTGTTAGCAACGGTAATCCTACGACGCCTATGGAGAAGGTGTATGTACTTACCAACAACTACGGGCAGACATGGGTCTTGGCCCCGGCGCCAGCCTCCAAGGCCGCCCTTACGAGGGCAAGGCGGGCTGGGAAGGCTAGGATTACCCCGTTCGTCCTTGGCGTAAAGGACGGCCATGTATCCGTGTTCAGCGGAGATGTATTGGATGATAATATGAGTAAGTATAATTTCGCCGACAAATACGAGGCCATAGATATCTGTAACGATCTAGGATTGGACAGCTCGCCGGTTGTCGAGTATTTCAGGAGAATAGAGGAGGGAGAGGTATGAAGTTGATATGTAAGGATACGAATAAAGGGTCTATAACCTTTTTTACTAAAGGCAAATACGCTTTTAGGGGAGTTAACAGGAATGATGCTACTGATGATGTGCCTGATCCTATATTGGATGGTAATAATTATAATGAGATTATAGGATTTTATTCTAATGCTCCTGGCATGTGCGAGGTTGATTGGGGAGATGGGAATAAAGAGCAATTCCCTTTTGTAAAGGATAGGAGTGGATCTATATATAGTCAATATAGGTTGATGTTTAGGAGAAGGGATATAAGTTATCGTAAGAATCCGGATAGCCATCCATGGTGGTTTTATAAGGAAGATGGGAGCGAGTATGTTCCCGCCCCCAATCATGCTTATGATGATGGCATGGATAAGGAGCGTGTGATATCCATGTCTTTTACCAATGATGTTACGATGATGGAATCCTATAGGATTATGATGGTAGGTTTCCCTATACTTGATATGCCTAGCCTTATCAATATAATTATAAATATTCCTGGGAATCGTACCATAACAGATATACCAAAGGATAGGATAATGAGATCGGTAAATATAGAGCGTATAACATTAAGTGAATTTGGTGTGGATACGTTGACGTCCATCCCGGAGGATTGGAATAGACTAACTAAATTGAAAGATCTGAATTTGTCCAATTCTATTGACTTTAGTGATACCGAAGCTTCCAATATAAGGAAATTCCCTTCCATGTGGCCTAATTTGGAGATATTGCATTTAGCTGGTGGAAGGGTAAGGTTATATCCTAAGGAATGGTTATCATTCAATAATTTAAAAGAATTGTATTTAAGTCCTGGTTGTGCCACATCATCGTTTGATCCTAACACATGCCCGGCTATGGATGAGGTGGATAAGATAAATTCTAGTTTAAAGATTTTCGATCATATAAATAGATGGTATGGACCTGTCGTGAGTTGGCATCCGTATATGAGCGGTAAGGGATTTGGAAACATTGAGCGTATCGACGCTTCATACGGTTATAGTAATATAGATGTAAGTAATCTCCCGGATTATATATATGAGATGAGGTCTATGAATAGCTTTTATATGTATCGCAGCTTGTCAACCCAAAGTCGATGTGATACGTTTATATCGACATTATATGAGAAGGTGATGGGGTTTGATTATCTCACTATGTCTTCCTCTGCTTCCGATGGCAAAAGAAATCAGTTTTATGGATTGTATCTAAGGATGTATTTGGCTTCGGTTCCTGATGATAAAAGACCTAGTGGCGTATTACAGGCTCCCTCTGGTTTTATAAAGGGTCAGTCTAATGGCTCTCCGTCGACTCCTATGGAGATGGTTTATGTGCTTATGAATAATTATGGATGGAGGTTTAGTATGGCGCCAGAGGCTTCGGTGTTAAGGTCAATACGATCTTCTGATATTGACACGAGGTCGTATAAGCCATATAAGCTTATTGTATTTGACGATGGGCGTACCTTTGTAGGCAATGGAGATGTTTTAGCTCATGATACGGATAAGGTATTATCGTTTGGGGGTCAACCAGAAGGGGAGTATTTGTGTGATTCTATGGGATTGGACAGGAATGTTATTGTAGAATATTTTAACAAGATAGGTAATGGCTAAGACATTATATAAATATGAGGCTTCATCAAATAAGTTCGTGTGGTTCACCACATGGGATAGGGCACTTAGAAATTATTATACCGATGATTATAATTATGTACCTGATCCTGTCGTTGATAATCCTTTTAATACGTTTGTTGAGTTTAGATCCAGAAAGCCCGGTATGGCTAATGTGGATTGGGGGGATGGAATAAAGGAGCAGTTTCCTATGACCAAGGTTCAAGGGCGGGATGATTATTGTATTATATTCCGTTCTTTGGAAATACAACACAGGAAAAATCCCAATACTACGTGGTGGTTCAGGAAGGAGGATGGATCGCAATACGTACCTATAGATAATCATGCTTACGCTGATGGGAGGAGGGACGTGCAACGGGCTGTGTCGATAGATTTTACTTGTGATATTTATTATGCCAATATCCAAATTTGTAAGATGACGGCTTTCCCGATTGTGGATATACCAGGACTTGAGTTTTTGGTCGTATCCCATACGATGTATGTTAATGACGGTATACCTGTAGACAAGTTGTCAAGATCCAAAAAGTTAATTTATATCGATCTTCAAAATATAGGGCAAAGAATGACCGTAATTCCTGAGGCTATAACCAGTAAGACAGAGGTATATTATTTAAATATGTTTAATATGCTTGATCTTAGGGATATAGAATCTAGTGGGATAAGAAATATAAAGAATATGAAAAATCTTCAAACCCTTGAATTGTCTTCATGTTATTTGGATAGGTATATAAAGGAGTTTAATGATCTTCCTAAATTAACTTCGTTGAAAATACATCCTGGCTCTTCTGATATGTGGAATTATTTTGATATAAATACCCTTCCTTTTTTCGAGGTAGATAAGATAAATCCTAATATTACTGATTTTTATTTTTTAAAGGGCTTGGTAAGTGGAGAAAGGAGGACGGGTTGGAATGATGATAATATGTCTGGAAGGGGATTGGAACATCTTACTAGTTTCATTGCAGCTCATAGCAATAGTCTTAGAATGGATAAGCTTCCGGATTATATTTATGAGATGAGGGCTATTACATGGTTTAACGTGAATGCATCCACTCATAGCCAAAAAAGATCAGATGATTTCGTGAACTCTTTCTACGACCTTGTTGTAGGATGGGATCAGATTACTATGACATCCGTGGCTAAGGATGGGAAGAGGAACCAGTTCTATAGTCTTTCGGTAAGCATGTATATTGCTGCTTATCCAACCGAAAACCAGCGTCCTTCCGGCACGGAGCAGGCCCCAGAGGGATTCGTGAAAGGCTCGTCCAACGGGTCTCCCGCTACACCTATGGAGAAGATATATGTGCTAAAAAATAACTACGCCCAGAGATGGACGATTAAACCAGAATAATATTATGAATATCAATATTTTAAAACTAAATTGGGGGGGTAAAATCCTATTTGCCTTATGATGAGAAGAAGGATGTTACCCAAAAAGAAGATAATAGAGGTATTCGAGGAACTATCTCCTCAGGATAATGGATATTGGGAGGTTCCTGATGGGGTCTATGAGGTTGAGTTCGCGTTGGTCGCCGGAGGTCTTAATGGAGGATATTCCGATGAATATAATGCCGGGAGTGGCGGTAACGGAGGTGGTGTACTGACTCAGACTATATCCGTAAATCCAGGTGTTACATATAGGGTGGTTGTAGGAGATATAGGTGGTGATAGTATATTCGGTATATATCAGGCTATTGCCGGTAAAGGTGGAAGAGGCGGATATGGAGTTGAAGGGGATGGTCATAATCCTTCCCCGGGGAATCCAGGGCAAGATGGATCATATGTTTTTAACAACAAATATCCTGACCGATATCCTTATCCTATGGGCGCTGGTGGTGGATCGGGAGCTTATACAAGAGGATGGAATATGGGCTTTTTATCCGGAGGGAAAGGCGGAAATCACGGGGGAGGTGATGGAGCTGGAGTCGAGGATATTGAGGGTGTTATTATTAATGGCAAAAATGGAGGTAATGCCACTTATTATGGAGGTGGTGGAGGAGGAGCCTCTAAAGCTTCTAATAGTGGGGCTACGAGCGGTCAAGGAGGATCAGGTTATCGTGGTATTGTTATTTTACATTATTTTAAAAATGGATGATATGGATAGGAATGATATTATAAAAGAATTAGGTTCGTATTTTGATATAGTGGAATTGGTGTGTCCTCATACATACAATAAGTGGAAGGACAGATCGTGGCAGTTTCTTGATACAGCGTTTCTCCATAATCTTCTTATATTACGGAGGGATATAATTAAACAGCCTATGTATTGTAATAATTGGGACAAGCAGGGGCAGTTTTCCCAACGTGGTCTTAGATGCAACATCTGCCAGATAGTTAAGGATAAGAAAGATGTTTATCTATCCGCTCATGTGTTGGGTAAGGCTGGGGATTTCGATGTCAAGTCAATGACGGCGGAACAGGCCAGAGGCTTGATTTTGGATCATCAAGATATGTTACCATATCCTTTCCGGCTTGAAGGGAAGGTGGGTTGGTTGCATTTTGACAGCCTTGATACGAGGAACGGTATACACGCCGTGGTGTTTTAGGTACTTAACGGTATAGTGGTTAACTTTGCGTATAGGGTATAAAATGAAAGACAAAAACATGATAGAGCGAGTGGGGGCTTTATGGAATATAGCGCTTGCGTATGGTGCTTCTTGTTGGGCTTACTTCCAGCCAGTGCATCATTTATTGACTGTATTACTTATAGTATTAATAGCGAATTTTTTGGCTAGGTTAGCGCAAAGCATAAGGGGCTGGAAGCTCCGACGGAGTCGTAGAAGAAGGTTTAGTTTTAAGAGATGGTTTAGGGAGGTCAGGTTTACTGATATTCTTAAGGAGTTCGCTTTGTCCTGTTTTATAGTAATGACATTATGTGTTATATATAAGACGTTATACCCGATCGAGGAGGAGGCTAGCATGATACTTACCGTTACCAAATATGGGGTGTATATAGCCCTTGTTGGATATGTGATGCTTTTCTTGAATACGATAGGGGATGCTTTCTCTGACGCTTATTTGGTAAAGGTATTCAAGGCTGTGTTCAAGAGAATAAACGTGTTCAAGATGTTTAGCTTCTCCAAGAACATACCTGATGAGACGTTTGACGATATAAGGAGGATTGCCGATGATGAGGTTAAGGATAAGTCTTAGGGCGATTGTTTGTTTAGGTCTGTCGCTATTCCTGTCCTCTTGTGGAAGTAGGAGGCAGGTTAGCGAGGCGTCTATTGATAGCCGGCTGATAAGCAGGATAGAGACGATGATAAACGAAGTTATAGACCGCAAGATGGTGGAGATAAAGACCTCTGATCTTAATGCCGATATCGTTATAACTGAGAGGAAATTCGATACGGATAAGGATATTGATCCCGCCACGGGAGAGCGACCGGTATCGTCCGTGACTGACGCCCATATCGTCATCGGCCGGCGGGATAGCACGGTGACGACCGATTCCCTTGGCGTTGATAAGACGATCACTGGTATTGAGGATATTGATAAGAAGACAGACATCAAGCATAAGGATATAGACGATAAGGAGGAATCAAGGTGGCCGATGGCTATTATCTTTATGTCGATCTTAGGTATATTGGTTGTATTATTCGTGTTGTTGAAAAGATTCGGATTGATAAAATAATAGGTGTACAAGAAACCCCATACACCTATTGGTTATCACCCCAGAAAAGAATTGCAAATATGAGGTCAGTCTCGGATTCGAACCGAGGTATATGGTTTTGCAGACCACCGACTAAACCACTCATCCAACCAACCGTATCGCGAATATATAATTTTGTCTTTGACCAAACAACCTCTTTGACCAGATTTTTACTCAACTAGAAACTGCCTTGAAGAAAACCCCTTATCTAGTAAATACCAGGTGAGGCAATATCTCTTTGAGGTCTATCTTTGTTGACACCAAAGGGAATGTGGCGGCCCCGTGAGGCAGGGCAGGAGGTATCCTTACACGGCAGGCCAGGAGCGGAGCGACTCGTAGCCCACCTCCCTTTTTTTCCTTGGCATTTCACGCTTTAGCGCAGAAAAGAAGTAAGCATATCAATGCATTAACGTCTGATATAGGTAGTAGCTTGTCGATCAAAGATCCATTGATAACATAAGTAGATGTAAAAAATACACTAAATTAAATCATTGATATAAGTCATTGTTGAGATCTTTTTTTCAATCTACTACAGATTATTAAGTTAATGTATTTAAGTTATACACTTTAGATAATAACAAAGCGTTAGCTAACGCTTTTTAATCAATCAACTTATGATATAAACAAAGAAAATCTTTATAATGAGATACCCTTCTTAAGGGGGCGAAAGTTTCCTGTATCACATGTCACAAAATAGACAACTGTGTTTATAAAAGAAGGTGGATAAATAAATGCATCTCTTTTCTTAACTATCCCTGCGATAGTCTCCCTACGCAATGTCCAAGTTGGATTTCGACCATATCGATTGCCGTAAAAAGCCGTGATCATAAACAAAAAAAATGAGTACTTTCACAAGCACTCATTTTGAAACGACAAAGTTTTTTAGTATCTTTGTACTATACAAAAAAAAAAACATATGGCAAATTTAACATTAATATTCGACCAATTCGTATCTTTCTCTGAAAAAAAGAGGATGTCAGAAGAAAATAGAGCCTTGAGGAGGGATTCCGGCAAGGTCATCCTACCTTATTTGCTTAATGACAATGCTAATCCTTGTTGCGATAACCCTAGGATAAAGCGTCAATCATCATCAAAGTCAGAGATACTAGAGAAGCCGATATCGGAGACGCTGATAGGCATTCTTATCATATGCCTTGACCCTATAAGGTTTAGGTCGCTGGGGGTTCAATACAACATCAAGTGGTTCTATTACTTTGTGAATGAGATAGTTAGTTACTATATTAAGCACCATCGTCTTGGTGGTGATAATCTTGCTTATCAGATAAAGTTAGTTAGGTGGCTTTTGATCAGTTATGTTAACGTGGCTGTTGTCCACGGTTATTATGCTATGGTGAGGAAGGCGAAGAAGGAGCATCCTGATCTTTTTGTGCATAGCAACAATGCGAGGTATTATTATTGGGACAATTGCCCTCCTAAGCATCATAAGCTAGAGGATGAACGAAATATAAATAATCCTACCTATAAAGCCCATGAGTGCAATAGGAAGCGCGCCGAGGATATCAAACGTGTTGTTTATGACTCCATGGATTCGATCAGGAAACGTGACCTTAAGGATTTTGTGTCCTCTAAGAATAATGGAGTTAGTATTTCTTTTAAGGAAAAGGTTCAGAACAAGGTCAGGAAGAAAGGCTTTGGTAATGTCAGCATCAAGACCATAGAGAGGGCTATAAAGAGCTATTTAGATGAGCGTGGTATCAATTTCTCCGAGTTCGTCTATGGGGTGAGGAAGTTGGATAGGAAGATAAAGGAAGTCAAGTCCGCTTTTGGCAAGGTTAAAAGGATTAAGATCTTTGGTGTCAAGGCTTATGATTATGTGTCTGGAGATGAGATAGTTGATGAGTTTGGTATGGCCGCGTTGTCTGATGACGTGTGGATTCCTGATAATAGCACACCGTTCCTTGACGATTATATTGAATCGCAGTATTTGTCTAACAATTTTAATTTTTAATATTATGGTTAATATAAAATCACATGACTTTTATACGGTGTTTGATGATAAGAAGCAACTTTTTAAAGTATCATCATTATTTGATTCTTTAGATGAATCTGAAGACATAGTAAAAGATTTGATGGATTCTGGCACATTCATGTATGTTGTTGACGAACGACTGTCTATGATATGGGTGGATATATTTATGATGATAGAGCTTCTTGGGGAATATGATGGTGGGGATGTTAAGGATTTGGCTATTAAATGCTCTTCTCTCTATTTGAAAGATAAGGTGATGCGTTTAATTATCGATTATGTCAATTGCGATTCTGATGATCATGATGATAGCGTTGATCCTATATTGAGTTATTGTAGCAATCTTATTCATAGTGGTGATGGGAATATTGATTATCTGCCATTGTCCGACATGGTAAGTTTGAATGTAGGAAATTATATGTCAGATGACATGTTGAAGCTATTTGATATTGCCAAGGAAGATAATCGCATAATATCTGTATTGTTTGTTTTGTTAAGTAGACCGTATGTTGATGATTATGGTTTTTTTACTCTTACTGATTTGCTTTCTATGATGATTGATAAAGGTTTTATTGGTGATCGTGATGATATAGTGAATGCCTTAGGCTTATCTTAAAGTAGGTTTATTGTATTGGTATGACCCTATTTTGTATCTTTGCTTAAAAGTAGTAAAGATGAATCAGATAAATATCATACCTAAGATAATCCATGATAAGTTCGCCGCCAGGATTATTATGGATGATTACGATACAGAGAAACCTATCGTAATTACTGTCGTGGCTAGACGTAACGATGGTGAGTATAATACCCAGATATTGACATACCCGACATCTGGCGTTGATTATGAGGATAATGTAAGGATGGTGTTTTTCGATGTCGCTAGGTCTCATGTTTGCCAGATAACATCGGTGTTTATCAACGGTCATGAGGTCAAGACATATTATACCGATATCCCGGATCTTGATATGCAAGCCCGTTATGACGATAGCTTGTGCCGGTACGATAAGAAGGTTAATATGAATGATATTAGGCTGTCGTTTCAGGTGCTAGAGACACGTGATCCCAAGGTGCTTCAGGTATTGGATGAGTCCGAGTGGGGGCTGCTGGAGGACAGGAAGGCGATTATCGAGATCACTACTCCGGGCATGTCCGACCCCGTTACGTTGTTCCTTGGCAAGAATCAGGTCAATACCTTTACCAGCCTAACACTAGGTCTCAATTGTTTTAATTACGATGATTGTAATGTCAAGTACCTTGACCTACCTGATGGTATATATGATATCAAGATCATAGGTAGCCCTTCTACTTACAACTTCAGTCGCAAGTATCTTAAGACGGATCTTATACGCAGACGTCTTGATCGGCTATGGATTAAGACTGATATCCTATGCGAGGACAAGGATAAGGATCTTATAAATAAGATACAGGAGATGGAGACGCTTATGGCTGTAGCGGAGGCTAACGTAAGGTTGGATAATATAGAGGCGGCTCATGAGATCATTGATCGTGTCGGAGAGCTTCTTGAGATGGCTACTAATTGCGTGGATTGTTGAACATAAAAATATTTAGTCGTGGGTTGTAATACTTGTAAGGAAAAGGCATTAAGAGCCGAGAGAGAAAGGATTGAGAGAAGTATGATGAATCGTCCTTCTTCTACCGTTGTTAGCGATAGGGAATATGCTTCTAGGAGCACCGCTGGTTGTATGGTTATGCAAGATCCGTTGCAGACCATGGAGCGTGACGTGGTTAGTATATATAAGCAAGTTCGTACTAAGGGTGATGGCGTTGGTGTATCTTATCTTAATATGCAGAAAAAGATCCGTGAATGGATCAAGAACTTGCCGTATGGATGCCCGCCTGACGAGGAGGTACAGGAAATGAGAAAGGAGATTCTGAATGGGCGCGCAGAGCATATCAAACCTTGATAGGACGGATTTATGTAAGTCCGTAGACGAATGGCTGTCCTGCCAATGGGGTAGATATATGAGATACCATAGGTATAGGATCGGGAATAAGCCCGATATATCCTATTGGGGTAAGATAATTCGTCTGCAAAGGTCATTATGCGATAATGATTGCGGGTTATGCCCGGATGAGATAAGATCGTTAAAGGAACATATTAACAGGTTACTAGTATGAAAAAATACAGTTGTTCACATATAATCCCGTCCACTTGCGTGCCTTACGAGGGTGATCTCCCAGAGTGGTCAAAGTATAAGGACTCTGATGAGTGTGTCAAGATCTCTGACGTGATAGAGGAGATATATGACGAGCTTACCCGTATCAGGGAGGCTATAGATGTCCGGGACCTCGGAGAGTCTTGCGTGAAGGTAAGTGGTGATAAGACCGTAGCGAAAGTTCTTTATGCTTTGGAGGATAAGATTTGTAATGGGTAATTAATGTCCTGATTTTAGGATATTAAAAATAGCCAATTGGATTGTGTTTGTCACACCAATTGGCTATTTTTGTATGTCCGCCGACTCTCACGAGGGAGCGGACATAAACTATTTAATTATTAATCTCAAAATTAGACTAAAAAATGAAGACGGTTAATGTTTTGACGAGAAAAATGGGTGATTTTAACGTTTTTCAAAGAACTAGTGATGGTTATTTCTAAGCATATGAATTAGTGAGACAATGGAACTCTTTAGAAGGTAATGAACAAAGGAAGATGGATGTATTTTTGTCATCATCTAAAACGAAGGAATTTATTGATGCGTTATTAGAGGAATTGTCTGTTGATAGTTTTGGGCAAAAATGCCCAAAAATTGATAATCAATTAGTTAAGAGATCTACTGTAAAAGAACCAGGTAAATCAGGAAGACCTAAGAAACAGGTGTGGATGCATCCATTTCTGTTTATCAAGTTCGCTATGTGGATAAATCCGAGGTTTGAGGTTCAAGTTATCAGATTTGTTCATGACCAGCTTATAGATTATAGGGATAAGGCCGGTGATGCTTATAAGAGAATGTCTTCCGCTTTATCTAAAATCGTGGACTCATCAAGGTTTAAAGATAAAATACAGGATTTAGCTAGATCTTTGAATATAATAGTTTACGGTCTTCATGAGACTATGATAAGAAATTCCGTTGGCGAGGAGGCCAAGGCTAAGGAGTTGATGGAGCTGGAGATTGATATAGCTAAAATGATTGAGTTTGGATATATAACTACCGAGGAGCAATTAAGAGATTATCTATATAAGGTTTTGAGAAGCAAAAAGGCTCTTCCTTTGTGATTTGAATTTTAATCGTATCTTTGTGACAAAGTGAATCACAATGGTATATGGTAATAAAGAAATAGTTCGGACGTTCACCAAAAACAACCCACCTGCCGGGTATGTGGGCGGCTCTATTGACTACCGGGTCCCGGCCGATGTTTATTTTGGCGATACGCAGGAGGAAGCTGATAGTAAGGCTGAGGATGATGTCAATGCCAACGGTCAGGATTACGCCAACACATACGCCGATATAATTCCAGCCATATGGTACAACGATCGGGTATGCGATGAGTTTATTAAAAACGATTGCGTAAGCGGTAAGGGATCCAAGGAACAGGTATGTGTAGAGAAAGGTAGGTTTGTCTCTTACGTATCCAAGAAAGATGCCAATGATAAGGCTAGGGTGGAGCTTGGGCGGATCGGGCAGGGGGAGGCCAACTCCGTCGGGGCTTGCTGCGAGGACTGGGCCTCACAGCCTCTTCGTGGCTTATTTTATAAGAACGATTGCGAGGCTGGTAAATCAGGCAAGGAAGGTATTGTATATGAATTACCAGCCGGAGCTGTCATATCTGATATATCTCAGGTCGATGCCGATACGTTAGCCTATAGGAAGTTCATGAAAGAAGGTCAGGAGAAGGCTAACACCGAAGGTAGTTGTTCCCCTGTATTCTATAATACGAAGATCGGTGATTGGTTTGAAAAGGTATGTCCGTTCGGATATAAATCAGGTAAGGTATATTATTCTATCAAAGCCAACAGGTTTAGGTCTTGGATATCGGTTGAGGATGCCAACGCCAAGGCTCGTGAGGTCTTGATGGTAGAGGGACAGGAGTACGCTGATCTTAATCTTGAGTGCGAGAAATGGATTGAGAATATCGATCAAGAAGATCAGTGTTATTGGTGATAATGCCTTTTTTTGTTTTTCCATAATTTATAGATTAGTGTTTGGAGGTAGGGGCTTATGGTCTCTACCTCCTATTGTTTCATGCGCCTTGTTGTCTTATTATTAAACCAAATAAGTATCTTTGCTAAAAACATTAATATTATTCATATGTGTAATTCAGGTGGTTGTTGCCATGATCATTCACGGGAGCGTCCCGAGGAGTGTTGTCATGGCGTTAAGATAGATAGGTTTCTTAACAAATGCCCTAACGATCCTTGTGATCCTTGCGATCGGGATTGTCAGGACGAACCTTGTGTTGGTTATGGATGTCCTATAACCTTGTATGATAAATGTGTCTTATACTCAGGAGATGAGCTGGTAGCGGATGGTATAGAGAAAGGTAATGACATTTCTGTCGTTATAGACTCATTGAGGCGTATTATAGCGTCTAGGGATAAGCAGATAGATTTATACCATCGTGAGGTTCTGGATTTGAAGAAGATTATAAACGAGCTTGTCAACGCCGGTGGTAGCGGCGGGGATAACGATACGGAAGAGGAGACGTGGTAATGAATGGTTGCAACAAAAAACAATACAGACCTACTGTAGACGACACGAAAGTACCGTGCTCTACGTACATGAGTACCGATTGTATTTACCCCGGTGATAAGGTACGTGTGGAATCATTGGGATTATCCCCTAATTGCGATATGTCCGATACCCTTAACGCTATGATAAAGGCTATACGGGATAGGGATGCCGAGATATCCGAGTTGAGAAGAATGATCAACAAATTAATTTGATAATATGAAAAATTGTAATCCATGTAAACCGGAATATAGACCGGGGAATGAGTGTAGTATCTACAGCTCCCAGATCATATATGACGGTCAGTCGTTCCCTGAGGCAGACATCAGGAACGGTGATGGCATGAATAGCGTAATCGAGTCTCTGGTAAGGAAGCTGGTTGCCGTATCTGGCGCCACGGCGTCCATCCAGCGTGACTCGTTCAAGGGCGTTCAGGCTGTCAGGTTAAGATACGAGCCGTTGACCGTGCTCAGCGTTACCTATTGTGGTACTATCGTCCCTAATGACGGGTATGTCGTTTCTGGTAGATCCGTTAAGTTTAAGAAGAAATATTGCATGGGTGATGAGTTCACTGATGTTAATATCGTATATACTACATTGAATAGTAATATTTTAAATACTTCTTGTTATGGCTAAGAGAGTGTACGATACGGTCTTGGCTTCCGAGTGTGACGGTTGGGTATGTGGTGAGACCCTCAAGAAAGGATCTATCCCGGTAGATAGGTTAGAGCTTGATTCTTTATCAGAGGCCGTAAGGGAGCTTATAGAGCGTTTTTTTGAGGAGGGATGGTTGCCGGATATGATCTGTGATCTTGGTTGTGGAGGCGCCAGCGTATTTGAGATTAAGCCTACTAACTTCGAGTATCCTCCTGAGGGTGGAGAGAAGATCCTTGAGATTATTGTCGGCAAGAGTGATAAATGGACTATAACGCAAGCGGATTGATATGGCTAGTAATTTAAAAGATATTCTTGCCAAGATCGAGCAAGGCTCCTCATGGGTGTCCTATGACAAGATTTCCGGTACCGGCCCAGACAAGGTGGCTATTAAGGTAGAGCCGGGATGGATGGGTAGGTTGCCTAGGGAGACTTACGTAGCGGTCGAGAAAGGCAAGGTTACGAAGCTCGCTACCATAACCCAGAAGGGCATGGAGCGGGTAAGCGTGGATCCTACCAGTATCATGTTCGATATGGAGGGCGGGACGGCGGTCATCAACGCCAAGCTTAACTCCGCCTCGGTCAAGGCCTCCTGTCTTACCCTTGGTGGCTCGGTGAGCAAGTCTTATATAGTCTCCATGAACGTGAATGGCTTATCCATGAAGGTTCCGGAAGAGGATAGCAGATATATAGTGTATGCCGATCCTGAGGATCCCGGAGCCACTGATTTGTATGAGGCTAGCTTTGTCATAGCTATGCCTAAGAATATGGATAACGAACAACATCATGAGATGTTTGTCTTGAACGGTAAGGTTGTTAATATCAATCAACAGCCTAATGATATACCTTATATCATACTTGATCATGACTTTGATAACGTAACTGGTGAGAACGGTCAGGTTGTCATCGATATCAAGTCCAATACCGAGTATGATATCGAGCTGGTATGTTGCACTTGCGGTGATGGTAGTGAGCCGGAACCGGAACCACCCTTCAACGTGGATCCGCAAAGGTTGACGCTTAATAAGGATGGTGATACCCAAATCGTGAGGGTAGAGGCCGGAGATGATGTTTCATGGAGAATAACTGAAGGATAATATGGCAAGGGAAATAGATAAGAATTGTGTCGAGGGTAATTGCTTTGCCATTAACGACAAGAGCCATGGGGTAGGTGATAATAAGCTTAATATCGTATACAAGGCTAATTATACCGGTCAGATCTGTACGGCTAAGTTCCGTATAACGTCAAAGGACGGTAATATTGTCAAGGAGTATATGATAGCTCAAGACGCCAAGCCCGTTTATTATAATATCAAGATGGTTCAGCCGTTCACCAAGGACGACTGTCTGGCCAACCAGCATGGATCGGTGGTGTTGTATACGGTCGAGGAAAGGACTTACAAGTCGTTTATCTCGCAGGAGGACGCAGACGCCAAGGCTATGGAGGATATAGCCCTGAACGGTCAGAAATACGCCAACGAGCATGGTGAGTGTATAACTGATATCTGGTATAACGAGGAGCAGAGAAAGACGTTTATACGTAATAATTGCGATAAGTTCAGTGACGGTCAGGAATATGTTTATATCATTCCTGAGGGAAAGTACGTATCTTCCATCTCTCAGGAGGACGCCGATAGGAAGGCTATTGAGGATATTGAGAAGAACGGTCAACAACAAGCCAATTTGGAGGGTGAGTGTAAGCCTAAGGAGAATATCTATTATGGTAAGTTTAGCAAGACCTTTACCCGTAACAATTGTGATTCCACCCAATACGGTACGGATGTGGTTGTTAACGAGACGATGGTTACGGGAGACTTCAGATCCATCGTGTCTCAGGAAGACGCTAATAGCCTAGCAAGGGCTGCTGTCGAGGCTCAAGGTCAGGATATAGCGAATATCAAGGGTAACTGTGAGAAGATACCGGTATTTACCGGATCGTACTCCAAGGTATTCCAGAGAACCAACTGCCCTGAGGGTTCTACCCCTGTTGACTTCACTGTGGACGAGAAGATGTGTTCTGGATATCCGTTCACTTCTACGGTATCGCAGGATGCCGCCAACAAGCTGGCGCAGGACGCTGTCGAGGCGCAAGGTCAGGCTATCACCAACGAGCGTGGCGACTGTCAGACTAACGTATACTATAACGTAAGGATGGAGAAGACAGTCACGAGAAATAATTGTGATGAGTTCCATATCGGTCAACCTTATACTTATGTCGTTTCCGCCGGTAAGTACTTCTCTATTATCTCCCAGAAGGACGCTGATGATAAGGCTAAGGCTGATCTTGAGGCTAACGCCCAGCAACAAGCCAACCTAGAAGGTGAGTGTAAGGAGAAGACGATCTACTACGGTAAGTATAGCAAGGAATTTACCAGAAACAATTGCGATAAGACTCAGTACGGAACCAAGGTTACCGTGGATGAGACTATGGTGACAGGGGATTTCAGGTCTACCGTATCTCAGGAAGACGCCAACAATAAGGCTAAGGCCGCCGTCGAGGCTCAAGGTCAGGATGTGGCTAACGTGAAAGGTAAGTGCGAGAAGGTGCCTGTATATACCGGTACTTATACACGTACGTTTACCCGTAACAATTGTGGTACTGGCACTGGTGGTACTTATACGGTAAATGATAGGATGGTTGACGGTTATCCGTTCACGTCTACCGTATCTCAGGAGGATGCCAATAACAAGGCCAAGGCCGCCGTTGACGCCCAAGGACAGGCCCTTGCCAATATCCACGCCCTTTGTACGTACACCGGCCGTGCTTCCTTGGAGTTCACGAGAAACAACTGTGGTGAGTGTAAGATCGGATCTAAGGTGACGATCTCCCAAGATATGGTAGAAGGACACCCATTCCAGTCTAACGACTCCCAGACCGCCGCTGACGCTATGGCTATGACCGCCGTACAGGCTCAAGGACAGGCTTTGGCTAACACCAGGGGTACTTGTTCTGACGCTACTATGTATACCGGTAGGGCTAGCTTCGAGTTCACTAAGAGCAATTGTGGAGCTAATCAGATAGGAGATCCGTTCACCGTGACACAGGATATGGTCGATGGTCATCCGTTCCAGTCTTGCGTATCGCAGGATGAGGCTAACTTGGTGGCTATGGCCGCTGTCATGAATCAAGGACAGAGGGTTGCCGATGAGCGTGGTACTTGCCATGAGGCTCCTAAGTACACCGGTCATTATAGTGAGGTGTTCGAGAAGAATAATTGTCCATCCGGATTGATACCTTCATCTGTTAACGTTACGGAGGCTGATGTCACTGGTGGTCCGTTCTATTCTTATGAGAGCCAGTTCGCCGCCGATGAGCTTGCCAAGGCTGCTGTCAAGGCGCAAGGTCAGGCTATAGCCAATGATCGTGGTACTTGTGATGAGCTGAAGATATATGTAGGTAATTATAGCAAGGAGTTCACTCCTAAATGTCCTACTTGTCAGTACGCTGATCCTATTACCGTAACCCCGGATCTTATGGGTCAGTTCTTCACCTCAACCCGTTCTCAGGAAGAGGCAGACGCTTTGGCTAAGGCCTATATCGACAGAATGGGTCAGGCGTTCGTCAACAAGAACTACGATGATACGTGCCATACGAAGACCGAGCAACCGGTATGGGAGACTATAGAGACTGTATGTAAGGACTGTATCTCTCAGTTACATCAACGTAACACCAATACCTGTTATACTGATCCTGATAATCAAGAGCGGTATATAGCTGGTGGTAATAATACATGTTTCTGGTTTGGTACGGCATCCAAGGCCTTTACCCGTCAATGTGCGGATGGTGGAGTTGGAAGCTCTGTTACCGTAACTCAGAATGATGTTACGGATCCAAGTCCTAGCTCTGATGGTAAGTTTAAGTCATGTGTATCCCAAGCTGACGCTAACGCCAAGGCATTGGCCGCCGTGAACTCTCAGGGTCAGGCCGTGGCCAACTCGAAGGGTACTTGTACTTGGACAGGAAGCTATACCGGTCAGGTCCAGAAGAACAATTGCGCTGATGGCGGCGTAGGCGACATGGTATCCGTAAGTAGCGACAGGCTGCCGGGACATCCGTATACCTCCAACATATCTTTGGCTGACGCTAATAAGAAGGCCGAGAATGCTGTTCGTGGAGCCGATGGACAGAACTACGCCAATAAGAACGGTGGATGTACTTGGACTTACGTTGCAAGCCGTGACTTCTATAAGAACAATTGCGCCGGAAGCGGGGTTGGTCAGAGAATAACGGTGACCTCTACGCAAGCCAACGGCGGTACGCCTATCACCAGCAAGGTTTCTTTGGCTGATGCCAGGAGCAAGGCAGAGCAGATCCTAGACCAGAGAGGACAGGATTACGCTAACCAGCATGGCACTTGTGTGTGGACCGGTACTGGAAGCGCTACGTTCTATAAGGATAATTGTGGTACATGTAAACATGGTGTCGCTCTATCCGTTCCTTATAGTGCCTTAGGATTGTCAGCGTTGACATCTACCGTATCTCAGGCGGATGCCGACAGCAAGGTTCAAAACGCTTTCAAGAATGATACGGCGACTAAGACCGCCGCTCAGGCTTACGCTAACAAGAATGGTGATTGTGCCGATGACGATGATACCCCATCTTATGATGATTGGAATTATTATTGTAGTGGATGCGATTATCGTAGGAGTAGGAATCAGACCAATCCTTGTTCTTCAGCCTCAGATCAAGATGAGTTGGTTGAGTCCGATTCAAGATCTTGTGGATGCGGATGTGATAATACATACCGTATGGATAATAGCAGGTGTAATAAAGGTAATAGCGAGGAGCATTATTCTAGCGAGTGTGATCCTACGGGATATTGGCAGGATGGCGGTGAGCATTGTTGTAATCCATATGACTACACTATCTATACCAATGAGGTATGTAAGGGATGTTCGGGCGAATGTGGTGATGTATGCGTTCCTAGTAGCCCTATGAAGGTTGTTTCTGCCGGAGAATATTGCAGGAGCACGGCTCAAGATGCGTCTAGCGCCGCTTATGATGCTTATTCTAGCGCTAAGGAGGCTCTTCAGATTCTTGTTAATGCTAATACATGCCCTTCTAAGGTTGGCAATGATGACCGATGGGGAAATGTCAAGGCCACGAACTGTCCTAGCAACTGTACTCCTAAGACTATCAGTTATAAGCAAATCGCTGGTAAATATGAGGCTTGTACCAAGGATGAGGCAAACAGAATAGCCGACAGCAACCTACAGTCAGACGGCACCTCTTACGCTAATGGCTTGGCGCAGGCCGATAGATGCGATTGCGTGGAGCCAACGAAGAATTGGTCAGCCAACGCCTATATAGATGGCAATCCTTGTAATGGTGCCCCTTCTGGAACTTCTGCGCTAAGGGTTGAGGTCGAGATTACGTATAGTAATGAATGTACTACACAGAAGAGTTTAACGGTAACGGCTACAAGTTCAGGAACTACTATCGGAAGTACGACAGTAACTATACCTACTGGATCTGGTACAAAACAGGCTACGATATCTTTCGGTCGTGGATATCCATGTAATTCCATCAATGTAAGTGGAAGAGCTGGTGGTCAATGTTAAGAGTCTGATATATAATAAAAAGGAGAGGCTAAATAAGTCTCTCCTTTTTTGTTTATTAATCTGGATCCCAAGATCCTGATATGTTACTAGGGTCACATCCTGAACTAAAGAAACCGGTACTAGACCAACTTCCCGACTTGCCAGATATGGTAGTATGCGCAGAATAGTTGTCAGATACATTAGAACAGTATAACCTAACGGTTCCTCCTTGACTAAACCCAGAGCAAGCGTCTCCACCGTTCCAATAAAGGGTAAACTTAGCACCTGGAGGAGATGTGTATGTTTCATCTATGGATACCCATACGCTCATATTACATTCTACTGGCGGGCAATCGCACTTCATAGCGTTGGCTCTTTCCTGGCATATCTGTTTCAGGTTCTCTAGGGCCGCGGCGGTAAGTCGGATCTATATCTTTCTTGATACGTTTTATTTGTTTATCGACTAAAATCATTAATATTGTAACATCAATATTAAAACATAACGCTATGGCATGTACTAAGAAAAAGAAAATGGCTAATGGAGGCAAGGTCTCCGAGAAAAAGAAACCTCAAATGAAATGCGGAGGCAAGGTTAAGAAAAAGAAGTGATAACCGGGGGGGGTATATCCCCTCCTTAATATCTTGCTACATGAAAAATTCAGAGTTTGTATCTAGGATTATAAATGACATGAACTCCATAAGCAAGGACGCCCATGTCAGCAGGAGATGGATATTGTCTATAGGGAGGCAAAAAGCTAGATCTTATATAGCCCAGAAGTACGCCGATGGGACGTTATTTGGGGAGGAATCATTATACACGCACATCAACTGCATGGAAATGGAAAGGGTTAGGAAGGTTGATTGTTGTTTTGATGAGTTTAAACTATGCAGGGTACTTATGAGATCCAAGAAAAGATTGCCCGATATGATATATACCCGTATAGGACCTGCTATCATTAAGGTGTCAAACATTATGGATGATATTATATTCACCTCCATATCATTAAGAAAATACGCAAACAACAAGGAACGTAAATACGGGAATATAGATCAATATTATTATTATGTCAATGATGGTTATATCTATATACCAGATATTAACATAGAGGCTATAAACGTGGATCTTATTACCTTGGATAGAAAAGCGGCTTTAGAGTTATCCGGGTGTGGAGCTGAAAAAGATAAGCCATGTACATCTCAATGGGATTATGATTTCATATGCCCAGACAAACTTCTTGAATATGTGGTTTCCGATACGTTGAGGGAGACTGTGACCAAATTGCAGATCCCTACGGATGAGAACCCGGATATGGATATTAATAAGAAAACACAAAAAATTCAATAACATGAATCTAATAAGATCAATAATCAATTTCTTCGGTTTCAATGACGTCCTAGTTGACGGTATAGGCGAAAGAGGAATGAGATATAGCTCTATCGTAAGATATAATGAGGTACATAATATGTATGATAAGATCATAAAGGATCTTGGAGATATATCAGCTTATGTATCCAAGAACTATATCTATGATAAAACAAGGGAAAGGACTGGATTAAGCATCAGACATATTAGTAGGATATTGAATCATACTAGGAGGAAAGATCTTAGATTCATCTAATCGTAACAAAAAGGAGAGACTATATAAGCTTCTCCTTTTTTTATTGTCAACAAGATCCACTTCCTTGACCATCCTCATAATAAGTATAGGTGATCATATACGATTTTACACTATTATGTTGTATTGTGTATAAATTTCTTGTATTAGGATGAAATCGTTATATTTGTGACATGAAAACAAAGTCATTTAAAATACTTGATCAGTACTTTCTTCGGTTTTATAGATCTATTATATCTAAGAACGGCAAGAGAAGGAAACATACGATCGTGGACAAGAATGATATTCTCGAATGTCAGTCCTTGATATGGAAGGTTATGCGTGATAAGTATCTGGATAATGAGGGTGGGGTTTATATAAACAACATCGGTTATCTGTGCCATAAGATAAATCCTAATCGTAAGATATATCTGAATAAGCTTACCGGTACTATTAACAGGCGTGGAACGGGTGGATATTCTTATGTCCATACGTGTATTGATTTTATGCCTCGGAACAAGTATTTCCATCTCTATATTTCTCCGGCGTTGAACAGGGAGTGTAGGTTGGCTATGGAATCAGGTAGGAGATATAAGTTCTTGTACCGGGAGGTTGAATCGGAGAGTAAGGTATTTGGAGTTAAATGGGTTTACAAACTGTAGAAGTTTTTGTGATCCAGTTAGCCCGTGAGGGTAGACTGGATTTTTTTTGTATCACGGATTCAAATACATATCTTTGTGCAAAAGACTTAAATATGACGATAAAGGGCTTATTGGCCGAGATCAAGGCCGATTTACATAAATACGATGATAGCGGGGCTATAGATACCTCATCTGTTTACAGGTGGGCTGAGATCGCTTTAAAAAGGTTTGGGGGTGTTATAGCCGTCATGTCCGAGGCGATTGTCAAGACCAGCAACAAACAGGCGGTATTACCTTCCGATTTCTTCGACATGCTTGACGCCTATAGGTGTGAGCCTCTTGTCTGTGAGATTCCGGGTGGCGATAAGGCTAAGGCTGACCTCCAACACGAGATCGGCTGGGTCGAGCGCACCGAGCGCGGCTTCCGTTGGAACTCCTGCACGGAGTGCTGTAAGGAGGAGTTTGAGAAGACGATCACGGAGAAGATATATATCGGGTCTCACGAGGTTCGCTTCCATTACCATCACCCCGTAAGGCTGTCTATAGGTCGTGGGTTGAGACGTGATTGCGCCGCCGACAAGTATCGGGATAAATATGCTTGGGATAATTATGATATAACTATATCTGGCAATACTATGTATACTGGGTTTGATGGATTTATTTACATCATATATCGTGCTACACCCAAGGATGATGACGGTCTCCCGTATATACCTGAAACGGCGTTAGGTTATCTTGAGGATTATGTCGAGACGTATATCAAGATGAAGATCTTCGAGAACGCCGCCGTTAACGGTTTGATACAAGGGGCTGGTGATGCTTATAAACTATACGCCCAGCAGGAGCAGGGTAAGTTCGCTAGGGCCATGAAAGAGCTTAAGATGTCGATGATTACCTTGAATGATTACCGGGAGCTGGCTGAGGATAATAGGAGGAGGATGCTGTCTTATGAGCGTATGTGGCCCAACGCTTTTGATAAGTATATTAAACTTATTTAACAAAATACGATGATATGGCTGATTGGATACATTTAGATAAGACAAGTGGTACCGGTCCTGCTGAGGTTAGAGTTACCGCTGATATCAATGAGACTGGAGAGATACGTCAGGCTATGTACAAGGTTATAAAAGAAGGCACCAAGGAGGAGAAGACGTTCGTGTGCAGGCAGGAGTCGGTCCCGGTGGTTATTATCCCGGAGTTCGACTACCTAGTGCTTAGGTATATCTGGGCTGACGAGGACGGCATTGACTTTGACACGGCTACCGGTTTCGATAACACCGGCCTCCCGGATGTTGACGGCAAGCTGGTTGGTTGGAGTAAACAGTACCAGACCACGCAGGAACGGGTAGGTGATTATCTCATCCATGGTGGTGATAACATGGAATCGGGTAATGAGGCAGCTTTGATCCAGATGGGACCGTTATTGGATGGTGATAATTATGATAAATTACCTCTTGAGATCAGATGCAGTATATACGGTAACTGGTATGGTGGTCGTGAGAAAGGTAATATCACTATCAAATTCACGGCATATAAGGGCGGTTCTATGGAGAAACGTGGATATGATTTTGTCAATATCGGAGGCGAGGAGGTTTATACCGGTGATGCCCCTACCAACGTATCTGCCCATGGTGAGGATAATTGGCAGGATATAAGAATCTCGTATTCTAAGGTGGGCACGATGATTTATAATAAGGAATCTCGTGACTGTATTGTAAGAATAGGTGAATAGATTTTTCTTCATAATATAAACACATCGGCTCTCTCGTCCGTGAGGATAGGAGAGTTTTTTTTATTTTTTTTTAATCCTTCACTTATGACATATTTGATCTTTTATTGCGTGGGAATAATCTAGCTTTGCCGAAAACTAGGATCATGATAACTTTAAATGATGTAAATAACGAACTCCATGTCCGGTTGTATATATTGGAGGTGTTTAAGGATTATGTTCGGGATGATGATTTCGACGAGCTTCTAGACAGGGCTTTGGATTTTGTCATGGAAGGCGTTTCTATGCCTAAGGTGCCGGCCAAGGACACTACCATGAGTGATATATCAAAGAGCGTTTTGGCTTTGGTAGCGGGTGCTGGATTAGATGAGAGGCTAAGCAAAAGCTCTTTAGAGTTAGCTTACGATAGGTGTAAGATGAGGTACGTATTCGATCCTCGAAATAGGGATATACACGGTGTGATCGTAGGTTATTCCAATGACTTTAATAGTCTGGTAGCTGTGTGTGATGAAGGATCGAAGAAAGGAGTGGATAAAGGATCTACTGATTTTGTGGATGTCAATGAGAGATACGTGACTAACGGTTTCTTTTACATATCTGTAGAGGATGCCGATAAGCAATCGAACTACATGGGTGAAAATTTGTAATTGTTGTGTTTTTGTACTTTACACGAGCTTTTAAAAGTATTTAGTTCTCCTCCTGACTTGTGAAAGTATGGAGGATTTTTTATTTTTGTACGATTTGAATGTTTTGCATAATACGTACGGTTTATTAGAATCCGCCACATAAGTGATTATCTGGTGGATTTATTATATTTGCGAAAAAGATAATGTCGTGCAAAATAACTCTAACATAGCGGTTCCCGACTCCGGGATGAACAGGGATAAGCATCCACAGGATCTATCCCCGTCTGAATATAGTTTCGCCTTGAACGCTACCATAGAGGGTGACGATGGAAGCCAGCTTAAGATCCAGAATGAGCCTAGTACCCTTTTATGTAAGCGATTTGATGGCTATAAGGTTATTGGGTATAAGAATGACATAGCTGGTGATAACACTTATTTCTTTCTATCTAATCCGGATGATAATACGTCTAAGATCACGTTCATGCGGTCATTGGATTATATCAAGACCGTGGAGGATCAATTGGCTGGATCAGGAAAGGACATCCATCGTATCCTTGGCGAGAGACTTGAGGAGTCGGATGGTCGTTTTGATGAGATATGTGATTTGATGGAGGTTCTGATAGAGGATGGGATCGATGATCCTTGTCTTAATTTCTCCATTCATCACCCGATTTTCGATATAGAGATCAAGGATGAGAAATGCGGGAAGGTGATATACTGGACCGATGGATATAATCCCCAGCGATATGTTATGGTCGATAAGGCCCTTAACCCGGATGATGATGGTGACTTTTGGTATCATTACCATGGGTATAAGACATGTGGGGATGACAAGCCAATAGAGAGGTGTAGGCTGGCCTGCGAGAAGCTGCTGGTGTTCCCGTTGCTGACGGCTCCGTGCGTGGATCCTGAGGTAGTGGAGTTCGGGGGAAGCCTGCGTGCCGGGACCTACCAGTTCTGCGTGGCGTTGTGCGATGAGTTCGGGATTGAGAAGACCGGATATTGCTCATTGACCAACCCTATCATGTTATTCGATCGTCAAGACATGGTTATCCGCGATGGTTTATGGGGTAAGTCAACCAACATGGGTATCCGCCTTACCGTGTCTAATATAGATAAGCAGGTATCTCATTATAAGATAGGTGTTATACAGAACACGGTTGGGTTTAATGGTGAGCAAAGCCCGGTTCTTGAGTATTTCATAGAAGGTATACATCCGATAACGGAAAGGACCATCTATTACCTTACGGATCAGTATAGCGAGCGTACGACCATGGAGAAGTTATCCAAGGAAATACCGGTATATAAGACAGCCAGAGGCATGACGTCTGTCGGGAATCGTCTTCTTCAATACGGCTTGACCGTGGAGAATGAATGGAATCTTCAACCGGTCGTTAATTTCTTGGGTCATTTCGTTAAATGGCAGACATCGATAGCCACGGAGAATCTATATAAAGACGGTGTGGCTTGCTCTAAATACGCCTCTTTCATGCGTGACGAGGTATATCCGTTGGGTATAAGATTCTTTACCAATACGGGATACAGGACAGCTAGATTCCCGCTTATCCCTCGTCCGGCCACAAGGGAGGAGATGGAGGTTATCGTTGATGAGGACGGTAACTCTGACGACCTGTCGGCTGCGTCGGTGCTGGAGAACAACCCGCAGTGCGCGGGGAACAGCCGCCGTTATCTTTGGCAGTTTAAGAATACGGCAAAGATCATAAACGACCCGTCTTGGGGATTTGATGATTTTGGGGGAGAATGCAAGAATCAATTAGATGTTAAGCAACTCAGATATGTAGAACAGGAATATGCCACGGTAGGAGAGACCCAATTCGTTATCAACACGATGGGGAAAGATGTTACGGTAGATGATGCTATTGATTATATCGCTGATAATATAGAAAATTTGTGTGATATCATAGAATCTAATGTAGGTGTTACTGACGAGTTATGCGCGGCTATATCGTTGCCGGAGGATCAAGACGGTATAAAGGCTCCAGATTTCTCTAGTGGATGTGATGATATTGAGAGGATAGAGACCAGGACTATATTGGATAAAAACTCTTTGGTGGATTCTAGGATTGATTTTACGTATAAGCTGGAGAGTGATTATACGGAGACCGAACCTACGACATTAATACAAAGTAATGCCGAATCACAAAGGAAGTTTTCTGTATTGTGTGATTTTGATAATTACTCTAGTGGAGGTAAGAATATCATAGATCTGGTTCAAGAATGGTTGGATGGTCAGGATGAGGATAAATTCCCGTCTGATATAGACTCCTCCGCCTTGGTCTTGTGTCAGGATATGTCTAATGTCCGGCAGTTATATGATGAGGGTATATGTACTAATGGGTGTTCGGTAGGTGATCCTCACGTGAATCCTACTATTAATAATGTTCAACTTCCTACATTCCAAGGGAGTAGGTCGTTGGGTAAGTGCACATATTTGTATCAATATCCCGGATGGGAAGGAAAGAAGCATACGGAGACGATGCTTGATCAGTTAATGGATACGATGGAGGCTTATTTCCCCCAATATGAGAGTCAGTTTGGTATCGAGAACGCCATGTGTCTTTTTGGCGATGGTGATAATTCTAAGTTTAATACCGGTATAACTACTGACTGGGAAGGTCGTGTGTCTATGCAGAATGATATTGACGCCAAGACCAATTGGTTCGGTAGAAGCAACTTGACTTATTTCAAGTTCTATCCACATGTATCCTCATACGCCAGATGGGTGGAGTTGGATTACGAGAAATACATAAGTGGTTTATCTGATCCTGATAACGGTATTATGTATATAGAGATGATGGGTAACTATAATTATCCGATCGGCGACTCGTCATCATACAATAAGGTTCGTATAACGTTTTTCTCGGACAAGGAGGGTACCGTGGCTCCTAATCCTTTGGCTAATGATGCCAAGAAAGGTGTTATAGTGAATTACGTGGATCATAAGACATTTATGATGCCAAAGTACTTGTTCTGGAATGATGACAAGACTACTTTCCATAAGATATATGTTTGCATCGAGCCTGCGGTATGCGTGTTCTTCACCGGTTTCGCCATGAGGAAGGATATGAAGGAGCTTGCCGGATTCTATACGGCCGGCACCGCCATCTTCCCCGCCCCGTTCTGTTTTGGCATTCGGCCACTGGAGGTGAAATACGTGTTCTTCTTCACGAAAGAATTGAAATTAAGGAGATTTGTTACCTATGAGGCGAAATGTGTCTCATGTGGGGATAAACCCGCTGACTGCGCTCCCAGGCCATATCAGTATGGTGATTTCGGATATTGGGAGTCTACCAATAAGTACCCGGCTAATTTTGAGTTGTATGATTCAAGTAAGATCGGGATATCATCGGGAGGATCAAAGAGGAAGGACATAATAGATTCTTTGACGAAATACTATGGGTCTCCTAAATCTGTTGGGGGTAAGTCTTACTTCACTGGTAATGGGGGTAACGCTGAGTATCCTAATACGTCAACCACGTTTTGTCAGAGACCTATACGTCATTACAAGTTCCCGGATAACTCTGTCGCTCCTTTTATGGGTAATCCGTCTCAACTAACCGGTCAATATGGAGTTGACTCCTATATTTATCCTATGGGGGTGATGCTTGATGACGATATCGTTAATGAGTTTCTGGATATAGCGGTAGAGAACGGTCTTATAGATAAGGCTAGAAGAGATTCTATAATAGGATATGAGTTGTATAGGGGCGATAGGACGTTGGATAAGAGCGTTATCGGGACCGGTCTGGCTTACGATATGTTTAAGTACGATGATCCCGACGGATCGGCTAACCTTTATCCTAATTACCCTTACAACGATTTGTCTGATGATATGTATATCTATAAGGATATTAATCGTGAGAAATTTATAACGCATCCGTTTAACAGGAGGGGTAATATCTGGTATTCATTCTTAAGCCCTGATATTGCCTTTAACAAGCCTGACGCTCCCACCGAGTGCCTTGTTGATGGTTATCAATTAGGTAAATCCTCCGGTATATTCAGGGAGGTGGAGGATCACCCTAAATGGACGATATTAGGGAGTAAGGCTTACAGTATGGCAACATCATTGGCTACAGTGGAGGCTATGGCTAATTTAATATCCGCTATAGCTGAGTATACATATCAGTCGGCTTCACAGCAATATGTCGGTGGAGGCGTGTTCTTTTTAGCCAACCCTGTCGGCATAGCGCTGACGGCTATCCGTCTGGCTACGGGTATCGCCAAGGCCACAGCCCAGTCCGTGGTGGATATAGGCAAGTACAGGTATCAGTGGTTAACGGCATTGATAGATAGGGGACCTAGACGGAACTATGCTTATTATTATACTTCTGTCGCTCATTATAATTTATTTTACCAAAAAATAGGGGCGTCGGAGCTACGTGGATTGTCAACGGCCAAATATATCAAGAGCGGGTTGTATCCGGTTACAGACATCTCGTCACAAGGGGGAACCGTAGGTGGTAAGCCTATTATCATAAACAACCTCGATCGTGAGCATTCGTTGTTCATGTCATTTGGTATGGATAAGTATATGCTTGAATATCCGGAGTTGGTTTCAAGTTACGATACCAGTCGTATTCAGGATGAGTGTAATATTCGTAACGATGAGGTGGCTGGTATGACGCCTCATTTTATGACACGTGAATCTTTCGTATCCTGTCCTTATATGAGGATAAAGAAATATTCTCCGGCTCAATACGGGCAGATAGAGGATATCAGGTGGGTATCGTTAGGCGGTTGCGGGTTGATGGATGAGAATAAGCGTAAACCTGTTTTTGGAGGTGATGTATTTATATCAAGATTCTCGATTAAGAGGAAGATGCCTATGTTTTACTTGACTCAGTTCGGTCAGGGGGACATGATACCATTCCCTTATTATGATTATCGGAACATCGGGTATCCCCGTTATTTCGTTAATTACGACACCGGGGAAGATTATCTTAATAAGACCGATACGGATACCGGATCGCTATACTCTTTCCCTAGCCGGAAGAGCGCTTATGAGATGGTTTGCAAGACCGGAGATATGTATCTTAGCGGTCGTTTCTTCCTATACTTCTATGGCATACCTCAGTTTCTTGTGGAGTCTGAGATCAATTGCAATTTCCGTATAGCCGGGCCTGAGCCTTACGAGGGATTTTATCCGGAGGTAGGGGATTATATATCATGGACTCAGGAGCGTAATGTTCCTATATCAAGGGATAATGTGTTTAAGATGAGTCCTGTGTATAAGAATCGTTTTACGTTAGGTGGCAGGTCGTTGCCGGAGACATATGATAGTAATTTCTGGGACTGCGCTTACCAAAGACCCAACGGCGTCATATGGAGCACCGCCGACGTGTCGGAGAATGGCATGACCGATCCTTGGCTGTCGTACAAGCCTATGGATTACCATGAGTTCAAGACCTCTTTCGGGAAACTTATAAGCATGAAAGGGATAGAGTCGGATCAGATACTGGCTCGTTTTGAGAATCAGGTAGGGTTGTACAATGCCATAGACGTGTTGGCGGAGAGAATATCCCCGGAGAATAGCGAGCTAGGGACAGGTGGTCTTTTCGCCTCTCGTGGTATCGAATATAATAATACGACGTTAGGATATTCCGGGACCCAGAGCCGGGATATGATCAGTTGTGAATTTGGGCATTTTTGGGTCGATTTAAGGCGTGGTCAGGTGTTTAAGGTAGATTCTAACGGCAGGAATCTTACGGAGGTCACTCCGGGGCTTAGAAACTGGTTTAAGGAGCATCTTCAGATGAAGATCATCCGTAGCCGGATATATAACGCCGATACGGATGCTGAGCTGTCTTATTATGATATCGATAACAAGTTCTTTGGTATAGGTCTGTCCATGGGTTGGGATAATCGTTTCAAGAGGGTATTGATAACCAAGAGGGATTACATACCGGTAGGGAATCCAAGCGAGTACCAATTCAGGGGAGGCCGGTTCTACAGGAACGGGCAGGCGGTGGAGCTTTCGGACACCAGCCATTTCATGGATGTCTCCTTTACCGTTGGATATAATTGTTTGAAGGGTGAGTGGAAATCATATCTATCATACACCCCTGACTATTATATCGAGCACCAGCATTATTTCCAGTCTGGTAAGAATTACTCTAACGACGGTCGTGAGATAGGATTATGGTCGCATGGTCTAACCAACCAATCTTATCAAGTATTCTACGGTAAGTTATATCCGTTCGTCATAGAGGTACCTGTCCGTGAGCAGTACGTGAATAAGATCCTCACGAACTACCAATATCGGATGGATGCCAGAAGGTATCAGGATGAGGTTAATTATCAGGTTAGAAGAACAACTGGATTTAATAAGGCATGGTTCTATAACGATACCAACAACAGTGGAGAGCTTAGGATGACCATCGCCGATAAGAACGACATGAGCCAGCGCCTAAGATATCCTATAACTAACGACGATAGCCGTGATATACTGGTGACGGAAGTGGACCAGAAGATCAACATCAACGACTACTTCAACGAGGTTAAGGACGATACTAATAACCTACCGGTATGGGTTAAGGACGTGAACGATATTGGCCGGGAGATCGACCCCAGGGCTGTCGATTATCACCGGAGGTGGCGTGATCGTCTTCGTGGCGATTGGTTCTTGGCAAGGTTCGTGAATGACATTGAGAGCCGGTTCAAGATGATAGTTCGTTGGTTTAGCAATGAGGAGAAAGTTTATTGATTTATTAACATATAGGGGGGGGTATTTTGCCGCCTCTCCCTTGTAAATTAAAACGATATGGAGGATTTTATTGGTAAGTACGATGGTAATCAAATAGACAGTAGACTTGATAAGGTCAAGGATATGGTTGGCGCCACGGCGTCCGGGGCTGGCGCTGCGGGATTGGTGCCGGCTCCTGCTAAGGGGGATGAGGGTAGGTTCCTTTGTGGTGATGGTACGTGGAAGGACGCAGTAGCTAAAAGTGATGATGAGGATGCTTTTTTAGCTATCATCTTACAGCTTGTAGGAGATCAATCTACTACTTTGCCTCAATCTCAATATAATACTATAAAGTCGTTGTTTGATGGTAGTTCTACGTCCAATGTCAGGATGATAAGACCTAACAATTCTTTTGTAGAAGCGTTAGGTGGCGTGAATATTAATGATTTGATGGTTTTTAATGATCAAAGGAATGATTGTATCACTATTTATATCAGCACTTCAAATAATTCCCTTAATATGGGATTTTCAGATATATCTATATCTGTTTACCCTAATTTGAATGTTGAATATATTAATTCTTCTTTAAATATAGCATCATCAGATAACACTGAGATAGTTATTGTAAGGTCTTTTGGGAATACAGAAGATAATATAAATTTTGATAATCAGCTTCATCTTAAGTTGAAAGGGACTGGGAATAAAGCATTGATGGATAATGGGTTATATCAGGATATAGGAGGTATAGACATATCAAGTTATCTATTAGAACCTGGCACTATTGATATAGTATCATCTATAACCAAATCAAAATATGATGATATAAAAAGTTATATTCTAAATAATTATCATATGTATCTTTCACGAGTGATATCTGGCTCCGGTTTTACGGCGGCTTTTAATTCATATATCATAGCAAGTTATATTTATGATGCCGCTTATTTGGTATTTTTTGATCCGAATTCTTCAAAAATGAGTAAGATAAAAATTGATTATGATACTTATGAGGTAAGTACTATTGTAATTTAAATATTTGATGTTATGGCAACAGGAAAAGCTAGCGGTAAGAAGAAGGGCGAATGCCCGAAGTCAGGATGCATTAAGAAAGTAGGGAGTAATTGGCGAGTGGTTAGCAACAAGACCGGTAAATTATGGCCGGCCAAGTACAAGTCGAGGGATTCGGCTAAGAAAGCCTTAGCGGCTTATCATATGCATTGAGGATGTAGGCGGGTAGATGATATGAATCATGTATCCGCCTACTGTTTTAATCTACATGCTATTATTCCTATCTTTGTGAAAAACATGATTTATGGCTAAGAAAGATAAACCAGAGGAAATTCCTTCATGGATAAAGGATTTATATAAGGAGGATCTTGATCGTGTCGTAAGAGGCGAGCGTCCTATGTATTTCAGGGGTATGGATGATAGTCCTTTGAGAAACGTGTCCCCGGAGTTTGATATCCTTAGCGGAGGAGCCGCAGTTAAAGGCATGAATGGGATAAGAGGTGCGTTGTCCCCGTTGAATAATGGCATGGGTAATTATAATTTCAGTATCAGGGGTATAAATAAGAAGATCGGTGAGTTGGTTGATGAGGCGGGGCTATATTTACCTGAGAAATTAAGACCTGTATATCGGACTGTGGTGGATGCTATGTCGAGTTCCAAGGATAAGGGGTTGGGTCATATCACGCAGCCGTTGGCCAACGCCCTGTACCCAGCGGACGAGCGACGGGACCGGCGTCTGGAAGGGGAGCATCCCGTTGGTTATGTGGATGCCATAGACGGCATATGGCCTAGGAAGAAATATGGGCTATGGGGAGAAAAAATTGAGAGGAAGCAAGATGGAGGAGAAACAAGAGAGTCTGTTCTTGATAGACCTAGATTCGGGAGCAGGGTATTGGATAATTACGTAGCTTCTGCTCACCCGGTTTTGTCAATAATATATGATATCGCTAATTCAAGGTATACTGATGGCCCTACTCGCATAAATAAAGCTGCGTATTCATCAATAGATCCTATGGGGAAGAATCCGGAATGGTATGAGTATCCTGTTCATTTTATGAAGATGTTCGGGAAATATATATCTGGTGATTTTAATAACAAGTTATATAGCGATAGTGATAATGATGATTTAGGCACAAGAACTAGTGATGAGGCTTGGGCTAAATATAATAAACTCCCTTACGATGAGTCTGTATTGATAGATAATGGTGATGGTACGTATAGTATACGAAAGGAATTATCTAATAGGATGATACCTGATTCGTCTATCGTAAGGAATAGGATTGATGTGAATAGGAGTCTGTTTGATAAGGAAACTAAGGAATACAATGAAGGACTTATAAAAGCTTTAAGTGATGCCGATCCAGAGGAGTATGAGAGGATTCAGAGGGAATATAAGGATCTGAAAAGGGTAAGAGAGGGTGCCATATCAGCGGACGAGATGAATATAAAAGGGTTGAGGTCTCTTTATGATAAGGGGTATGGTGTCGTGAATGAGTATAATTATAGGGATCGTAGACTTGATAAGAACGAGACGGGTCCTCATAGTGTACTTGGTGATTATACGATATATCGTGACAAGGATATGGGCGGATACAGATATAGGGATGTATATGATTTCAATCCCGCTGTCCAGTTTCTTTTGAATGGGGATGTATTTAAGATAGATGGTAGTATTGATAAAAAGGATAGAGGAGGTTCGGTAAATACAGGGAGGGCTTATGGTTCTGGCAAGTATGTAATTGATCCTCGTAGATCAGAGGATAGTAAGATGGCTGTATATGACGAGATATGGGATTATCTGACCGACAAGAAGGGAATACCACAAACGCAAGCTATCGGTATCCTGTCGAACATCGCCGCCGAGTCCGGAGGGGACACCGAAGCCCTAGGAGCCGCCGGTGATTTTGGCATCCAACAATGGCTTGGACCGAGGAAGAAGGAGCTACAGCGCAGGTATGGGAAGAAACCGACATTGACACAGCAGTTGGATTATCTCGTGGATGAGTATCAAGGCAAGGTCCCGGGGTTAGGTTGGAATTACATCAATCAAGGAAAGTTTTTTGACAAGGACGCTCAAGGTAATGTATATAATTACTATATGTATTCTAAATCCGATTTCGATAACGCCGTCAACTACAAGGACGCTACCGTGGCATGGAATCAAGGATACGGTAGGCCTCTTGGATCGACCTTGAGAAATGAGAAGAGATTTGAGTTCGCTGATATGTTCGCTAATAGGTATGGTGTCCCGGAGAACGAGCCAATGAGATACGAGTTCGGACAGCGGGATTCGGGCACGGGGGACGGAGGTCATCAGCCCGTGCCTGAGACGGTAGCCCCCGCCGGCCCTTCTTTGGCTTCCCATCCTGCCGTGGATAGCTGGTGGGAGAAGGAAGGTCAAGACCTGTTATATAAGATGCTAGCTCAATCAGGCGCCAACAAGAAAGCTATAGAGGATATCGCTAACAACATCAAGAACGATCCCCAATCAGAGGCACAGGTAGCGGAAGCTGAGCGTATGCGTAGAGAACAGGCAAAAAGGCAGCTGGTACTTAATATGATACCGGGGTTAAGTCTTAACATAAAAGGTATGAGTAGAACTCGAAATTAATACTACATTTGTGAAATTATTAAATGTTTTAGATATGAAAAGATTGTTATTTTTATTTGCTATGTTATTGACGCCGTTCGCTTTGATGGCGCAAGAGGTAATCCCATCAGAAGGGGCTATCACTATTGATTTAACTACCTTCACCGGCATCATGGCTTTCGTCACGATGTCAGCTACGCAGTTAGCCAAGGTTGTGCCGTATATTGACACCCATAAGTGGGCTAAAGTCCTATCCGCCGTAGTCATAGGTATGCTGGTTTGTATATTAGCGTGGCTACTAAAGGTGTCTCCATTGCTTATAGGGAGTGAATGGTGGGAGGCTCTATTATATGGAGTGGCTGTAGGTCTCAGTTCTGCCGGTTTCTATGATTTGGTTAAGGCTATAGGATTATTATTCATAAAAAGAATTTAATTCTGTACATAATAATAGCATTTGCTGAGAGACTCATCGTTGTGAAATGATGAGTCTCTATTTTTTTTAAACTATCTTTGTGTCAGAACGAAATTAATTTGATATGAGCAAGTATGTAATCAAGAGGAAGATACCTAAATATCAAGAGGCCGGGGAAGTCACCCCTATTATGCCCGGTAATGTTGTTGGTCTTCAGGGTATTGGAGTGGAGCCTTTGGTTTCGTCTACCCAGATAGGATTTGATATTCAGCAGCCTGATATTAATACCATTGATACAAGTGATTTGAGCGCTTTGGTTGACAGTAATAAGAAGGTTGATAAGTCTGGTAGTACGGATGTTTTTGATTTTACCACCATCCCTTACTATGGCGCTGATGATATAGGGTCTAGATTCACTCAGATGGGTCGTGGTATAGGGCGTATGAGAAGTGAGGGATATGGAGATTTATCCACTAGGGCTAAAACGGCTAATACGATAACCACCATAGCCTCAGGAATTAGTGGTATCATGGGATTGGCTCGTAACGTGGTTTCTGGGATAGCGTCTGAGAAAGGTACTCGTACCAATATCAGGTTGGCTCAGGAGCGTGAGGCCAGACAAAGAAGGCAATCCCAGATGCAGTACAAGGATGGTGGGGGTGTTTATCTAGGGCCTAATAATAGGTTCGATAGCGGAAGCCTTACCGGTGAGTACCTGTATCCGTTACCTAAGTCGATGGAAGATCAAGCCAACGTAGAGGTCGAGAAGGGTGAGTACGTGACGCAGCCCGGAGAGGCGCCGATGGAGGCTATGGGGCAGAAGCACGCCGATGGTGGAACCCCCGTTTCCTTGGAGCAGGGAACGAAGGTTATTACCGACGACACAACCATAGAGCCGGATTTCGCTAAATACATCAGAGATACGTATGGGATCAAAGCCACGCCTAAGGATACGTATGCTACGTTAATGGACAGGTATAAGGCTAAGATCGGTCTTAAATCGGCTTACGATGATCAGAAAAAGGCGCTGGAGAAGCTGAAGAAAAACGATAAGATAGATGACGAGAATACAAGGCGTTTAAACGCCTCCGTATTATCTAAGGCTATAAATGATAGTAACGATACCGTTAATGGCTTAGAGGGAAGGTTTACGGACTTCGCTAATGTCATATACAAGGAGCAGGAAGACCGGAAGATGAAGAAGGATGAGGATACGTATTTCGCCAAGGGAGGTGAGATAGATAACATCATATCCAGATCCATGAAAGAATACGGTCTTACGGAGGAGGATATAGCTGAGGCTAAGAAAGAGCTGCTTAAGAAAGTGGCTGGTATTCGCCAGAAGATGGAGATAGGAGGCACGTCTTTGTTCGGTCGTAAATTAACTTTCCGCCCGATCGAGAATAGGTTCAACAATGATCCTAACTATTTCGGTTATCAGCGCCAAGGAACTGATGGCTCTTATGGAGGTATTAATACGGATGAGAGGTTGAATTATTATAAGACATTCAATCCGGTCGCTTACGATGCTTATATGGGAGCTTCAGAGGGCGCTAGGGCTAGGGCATTGCAAGACGCTATCTACGGTCAGACAAGTAGCTGGATGGGCTTGGCTACGGCTGAGAACCCGATCATCGCCAACGCCGAGGCGCTTCGGGATTACACGACGCTCGTTTCCTTTGGCGGTGAGGATAGTCAAGGTAATTACCCGGAAGACAAGAAAGCCGCATATCATGATAGGATGAGAGACAATAAATTAGGTTTGTTTACCACATCTCGCCCTATGATCGGTCTAGACGTTGTTACAGAGGAACAGCATAAGGCTCTTAACGATGCTGGTATCACCCATTTTAGCCAACTATTCTCTGATAAGAACAAGGATGTTGTTAATAAGATCCTTGGGGAGGATATGCTTAAGATGCAGGCATTGAGATCCATGAAAGGAATGGAAGGTCTTGATTTTATACTTGACCCTCATAAGGTGGCTCCCGGTCCTATGGATATAGGTGATGTGGAGGATCCTGATGTTAAGTTGGATATGCCTGAGCTGATTGATCCTAATACACTCCCTAAGACCAATACAAATGCCAGTACTAACACCGGTAAGACTAATAATGGTAACGGGAACAGGAATATAGTGGGTGGTGGCCTTGACTTCCCTGAGGTGTTCAGGATGACTCCGGGAGCCGTGACAACGGAAGGTATGGAAAGGCATTACGCTCCTACCGTGGATCCGGTGTTGAGATCGGCTGATCAGTATATGGTTGAGGCCAATCGTGCTTTCCAATCACAATTGGATCAGATGGGTAATGTCCCGGATTCCCAGAGAGGGGCTTTATCATCCAACTTACAGGCTATCATGAGTTCCAATATAGGTAGATACATTAATGAAGTAGAACAAGGGAACGTGGCTCAAAGGACTTGGGCTGATAATGTCAATGCTCAGTCATGGGCTAATACGTACGATAAGAATATAGCCCAACGTCAAGCTTACCAGCAACGTATATTGCAGGGATTGGCTATAAATGACGAGAACTGGGGCAGGTATTTCGATAGCGTAAATGACGAGATCCAGCAGAAGTGGAATACGGCTACGACCATGAATACATTAAGGTCTATATTCGGGGATGTCAAGATCGGTCCTAATGGGCAGTTGATCGCTGATCCTCAAGGAGATATATTGAGTTATAGGAGATTATATCCTGCTCAGGAAGTAACTAAAGGCAAGAAAGGATAAAGGATGGCTTCACAATATAGTATATTAAGGAATTACGGCAAGTATGTATCGCCCTACAACATGGATGTCATGATGCAGGGGATGGGGTACATGCAGCAGAAGATAGATACCAATCGGCAGGCTATAAACGAGTATGCTGATTATATTATCAATTCTGACATTATAAAACCTCAGGATAGGGAATATCTTCAGAATAGGTTAAATGGGCTGATACAGGACGTGAATAACGTGTATCGTAAATCTAATTTGGCTTCCGACGGTATAGCCAGAAGCATACAGGCTCGTCTTGGAGAAGCTCTGGATACCCGTGTGTTGAATGCTATTGCCGGTACTAGGGAGATCCGGGCTTTTAGCGAGAAGATGGAGGATATGAAGCTGAACAATCCCAAGATGTATAGTCCTATAAACGAGGCTGAGGCTTTTGCGGATGCCGTGGCTTGGATGAATGATGGTCAGGTAGGGACACGTCTTAATCCTATACATTATACCTCTTATACGGATTACCACGCTGAGATTGATGAGAAGATGAAGAATTTCATCTCCCTTAACAAGGGGAAGAAAGTCAATGTACCGGTGACTGATGCCAATGGCAACAGGACGGGCGAGATGCGTGAGATGTATATAGATGAGATGAGTTACGCTCAGGTCAGGGATATAGCCATGGCTTCTATATCTGAGAACGGTAAGGCTCAGATGCAATTAGAGGGAAGATATATGGCTAGAACGAATCCTGACTTATTTAATGTTCAAAGCACCTCAGATTTCCTTAAAGGGTATATTGATGATTTCAGTGTCAAGGAAGAATCCATACGAGCCAAGCTAAAGGGCGTTGGCAATGACAAGGCCAAGAGGGCTAAGTTGGAGTCGGAGCTGGCGGATATTATCAAGCAGAGAAATGATTTCGTGGAGGAGGCCGAGGGCGTTATCGGTAGCAACTACAGCCCGGAGCGAGCCGGCATGTTCATGGTACGACAGCAGTTCCTTCGTGGCGTCGGGCTGAGATGGTCTTATAATAACTCATACGAGACGTTGGGTGTTGATGATTATTATTTCAAGGCCAATCAACAGATGATGGAGAGAGCTAAGTTCAATGAGACAAAAAGGCATAATCTAGCCATGGAGAAGGCAGCGTTGATGAGAGCCAGCAAATTGGGTAGGTCGGAGAATGGGGGTGACGGAGGTGATGACACGACCGGGCCTACCGTGGTTACCAAGAGCGCAAACCTTGACGATGTGAGCATAAGCGATGAGTTCATGAACGGGTTCATAGCCAACGAGAAGGCGGTAACTACCGGCATGAGTAATTTTGTTAAGTCACTGTCAGATGACGCTAGAAGGAAGATCGACGCATGGGCGTCTGATCCTGAGAATAGTAACGTGGTCAAGGATATGGATAACGATCAGGTTATCATGGCTTATTTCAAGGCTAATGGAGGGTCAAGGAATGAGCTACTTGATTACAATGGTCAGGATAGTTACCTGAAGCTTCTTGGGTTAAATACCCAAAGAGGGAAGTATAATAAGATCAATGATGGATTTAATAAGGCGGAGAACGCTGTTTTGGATGGCGTTGACGCTATAGTCGAGAAAGAGGCTAAATCTTTTGATGGATCAGGCATAGATGTTAGTTACGGGTTTGGGACATTCAATCTTGGGGATATCAACAACAACGGTGATAAGGTTTTTGATATAGATGGGATAAATGATATAACATTGAATGATTGGGCTAAGCTGTCCGCTTATAGCTCTTTGCTAAATGATAATATAAACGTCGTTAATAGTAGCATTCAAGGAGAAGCTCCATATGTGTCGGTGGATTCAGGTCAGTCAAGTATTCTTTTGGATCGTGTAAATAATCTTATGGGAACATCTTTTTCTCTTGATGATATTGAGTCTATAATGTCTCTTGCCGTATCTGGGGCTAACAAGAATAGGCATATCGAGGAAATAAAAGACAGGTTTGCTGGGGATAATAGAGCGATCGCTGTCGCTACCGCTATATATGACGAGGCGCATGAAGAGAGAAATGATTTATTAAGACATAAATGGAGTCGTGGAGATTTAGGCAGGATCGCTGATGACGCTAAGCGCGCTGGCGAGGATTACTTGAGACAATATCGTCATGAGTACGCCGAGCGTGAGTATATCTTCTCCGGCGATTATCCGTCTAAAAGCCAAGCCGAGTATGATTATATAAAGATTAGTGACCTGTTCACCCGTGGTGGCGGTTTTATCCCCAAGGATAAGGATAATGCCAATACGAAGATAACGTTTACCATATCCCCTATAGGTGATGGTAATTATCAGATCATTGGCAATAATGGAGGTGATGGTCGATCTGTTGTTGAGGTAAGCGAGGCTGATCTGGCTGCGAATGGACTTACTTTCTACAAAGAGGATGTAAGCATCCCGTCCGAGACCTATGATTCCGGTGTCGTACCCATATCTTTCGCCAGCTCAAGCAACAACGCTTATGGGAAGATGGCTAAGTCATTGTTGGTAGCTCCATTCGCTTACGCTAGCGGGGCCAAGGACACGGTAATGCCTTATATAGATATGTTTACGAATATAAATGACGGTAATATCAGGAAGAATCAGATGATGATCGCTACTGACGTGTTGTTCGATAACGCTTCTATGTACGAGTTAAGGGCTTCCGGATATAAGTATAATAATGGTTCTTCTGGGATAAATGTTGATATATATAGCAAAGGAGGGGCTAGAGAGGGTAATACCCCGTTGTATTCAATTGATCTGGATGGCGTTAACTATGCTGATGAGGTAGCAAGGAAGATCGACTTCTGCCCGCAGTATTATTTGGTCATGGCATGGCAACAGATACTTAGCAAGGAGAATGAGGTGTATTGGAGGAGCGAGGGAAGATCTACTACTGATGATTTCGAGAGCTTCATCTCGCCCATAGCTGATATGATTGATCAGGAGATAAGAAACAGGAATAACGGAAATAGTGGAAATAATGGAAACAATGGAAATCTATAATAATACCTCTAACGGAAAGGATCTTGCCGAGAAGTACAGATATCCTACCATAAACGTAGATAATATAAAGGCTATTGGTACGGATCCCTATGATATACCGGATCGTGACCTGCCTCCGGTATTGGATCCGTATTCCGCTTCCGAGAGATCAAAGTCCCAGATACCGTCATTGTCGGAGAGGATCAAGAATACTGTTAAGACAAATTATTATGATGATATGAAACATATGTCCCCATTAGGATATATGGCTTCTGATCAAAGCTATAAGGGCAGGTTTAATCTTACTGGTCCGGAGATATCGTTGGAGGATTCAAGGTATCGACTTAGTAGCGGTACTTGGATACCTAAATACGAGTCTTATATCCCCGGTGTAGATAATGACACACGTTTATCTAGGAGTCAAGGTAGGACTGAAAAATGGATGAGAGGTTTGGGGAAATTTGTAGGTAAGGCCGCTTTGTATGGATTAGGTGGTGTTATTCAGCCTTTTTATGGTATTTACGCCGGTGTATCCAGAGGTAATTTTAACGCTGTTTTTGATAACGATTTCACGAGATGGTTGGATGATCAGGACAAGAAGATGGATTACGGTCTTGCTCATTATTACAATCGTGAGGAGCGGGATATGAATTTCCTTCAAAGCATGACCACGGCTAATTTCTGGTCTAACGATTTTTTATCCGGTCTTGCTTTTACCGCTGGAGCCATGTTATCGTCAGCCGTATATTCCGGCGCTGGATTGATGAACTTAGCTCGTACGGGAGCTAGGGCAGGCGTGGCATTGGCTAGGATAGGCAAGGCGGCTTCGGATACCAAGAAAGCGTTCGGCGCTTACCTCAGGGCCGCCCGTACGGGACAGAGGATAGGCAAGGGATTGGACACCCTCGCTTTCCTTGGCACATCCACCTCGTGGGAGGCTTCAGTGGAAGCCAGAAGTATGCTGATGGAGGCTGAGGAGAATTTCAGGCAGTCTTACCGTAATGCTTATGGAAGGGAAGTCCCATATGAGGAGCTTATGAGGTTCAGGGCTGATAACGCTAATGCCGCTAACGCCGTATTTGCCGCCAACGTCGGCATATTGTCATTATCCAATATAGCTATGTTCGGCGATATGTTCGGCATGGATCTTGGCGTGGATAAGTTCATAAAACGCAATATATTTGGTGTAGGGGCTGAGAGGATGGATAACGGTATGTTAAGAGCCATAACACCAAAGAAATGGCAGAAGGTAGCCGGAAATACGTTCAATATCATCAAGCGCCCAGTGTCAGAGGGTCTTTATGAGGAAGGCCTTCAGGGAGTGGCTAGCAAGTCCGCCGAGGATTGGGTAGAATCAAGATACAATCCTATGGCTATCCGGCAGAATATAGGCTATATGGAGGCTATAAAGAATGGGTTCAAGGAGACGTACGGGTCTAGCCAAGGATGGAAGGAGATCGGTATCGGTATGATTATCGGATCGATTATGGGTGGAAAGACTATTGGGGGTATAAAGGAATGGAGCCAAGACATGTCCCGGAACAAGGGGATGGTGGAGGCCTACAACGCCAATGCCGGCGCCTTGACCACCGCCGCTGTCCGTGCTATTCGTGGCAGTATGGCTCTTAACGCTCAATTATCTGGTGTAGACACATCGTACGAGAGTGATGGTAGGATCATAAATAAGGATTTTAGTGACGCCGTATTCAATCGTCTCCGTTATGATTCGGAGATGGGGATGTTGGATGATACCAAGGAGAATTTCAGGACGGTAGTCGAATCTATACCTAATAGCGATATAGCGTCCGATATGAATATGACGGATGAGCAGGTTAATGAGTATAAAGCCGATCTTGTCAACGAGTTTAATAAGAAGGTGGATAATTTTACCATGGTCAACAGATTCGCCGACTCACTTACTGAGGGTATCCCGAACAGGTCTTTCAACGCCTATATCTCCAATATGGTATATAACGGTATTGAGGCTAAGGATAATTTGAATGATATCACCAATCAGTTAAACAGGATATATAAGACGGGTATAGGTGATGCCCTTGATATATACTCTCATCTTAATCCTGATTCAAGCAAGACTCTCGAAAAACTCCGGAAGCTGACGAATGATATACGGAAGATGGAGAGGAATATCTTAAATACTCAACAAAAGGTTGCATCGAAGGAAGCAATTGAGTCTGATAAGACTAAGTTGGCTGAGGAGAATGATAGGCTTCTTAAATTGACGGAAGAAAGAATTACCTTGGAGAGAAAGTTAAGCACGTTGATTAATTCAGATGTGGATATATCTAAGTTATCTTTAAATGATAATGATTCTAAGATTAGCGTCTCAGATCTTATGGCGGCTTATGAGACTATAGTTGATTTTGAGAATGCCGTGTCTACCCGTGGGGTCGATAATCATAAAGAGGCCATGGCGTTGCTTAGCGAGTATCGTCATAATCTTGTGGCTTATAAGAATATAAACGAGTCTCTTCGTCGTATGCGTGACAGAAGATTCATCCGGGCGCAGGAGCGCGGGTTCATGAAGATATTGTCGAACGCATGGGGTAAGACTTATGAGGAGGATGATAGCAAGTATGATTTCAGGAATACTGATAATCCTGAAGCAAACGCCCTTTACGCTAATGATCAAGCCATAGACAAGGCTTACCAAGATGGTCTTATAGGAGAGGATGAGGCATTTATGTTCAAGACATATAATCATATGATAGCCAGATCTATGGAGAATGAGATTAAGGCTGATGAAAGTAATATAGTTGAGAGGGTTCCTGATGATGAGGATATTATAAATCCTTCAGATGATAGAGCCAATGATATAGCCATAAAGATCTGGAACGGTAATGAGGATATTTTATCTCCTAGGGAAAAGCAGATATATGATAACAATAAGGATCGTATTAATAATCTTGTAAAAGGATTTGGCGATAATCCTATAGCTAGGATAAATAGGGCTAAGTCAATGATAGATAGATTAAAGATCAATGATAATGTATCAGATAATATTAAGGATAATATTGATGATATCATAGATATGAATATTAATGGTCTTGATCAGGATCAGGTTAAGGAGGCTATAAAGACCTATAACGATCTTATGAATGAGGCTGACAATGGCAATGAGGTTGATCAGGATAAGCTTAATGAGGCTATTGATATTATCAATAACTATTCTGATGATCCTCTTCTTCAATTCGTGGAATGGATGAGGTTGTATGATAATGGAAGTATAGCTGTCAAGGATTACGATAAATCCATACCTATGGGTGATGCCCTCACAGAGAGCGAACCCGGGACATCCACCGGCAGGACGGAAGTTAACGCCGCCCAGAACCCGGTGGTGTTGATGGCCCAGAAGAGAGAGATCGGTGGGGTCATGTATTATGAGGTTGGCGGAATGAGACTTGACAGGTTTATGGACAGTCTTGGGCTTAAAAGATCTGATGCCACTGATACTGATAATGGAAGGGTGATGGATTTCACCAACGGAACCGACATATTTACTGTTATAGAGTCAGATAACCACTCAAGATGGATGATTAGCGAGGATGACGCTCAGGCTTTCGAGAACGCTACCGGTGTCATATTGGGGCGGCAAACCGCCTTGTCGACCTCCATCTGGTTCATGGTGTATCGCAAGGGGCAGGATGGATCTATTGTCCCTTATTATACGGGTGATACGTTTGGATCTAACAACGAGTCGGTGAATCAGGAAGCAGCGGCTAGCCTCCGCAAGGGTGATATGGTAAGGTTTAAGATGGATATGTCAGATCCATACACCAAGGGACTGTATGATAAATACAATAGTCTTAACGCCGTTGACCCTAATTCTGATGAGACTAAGTCGGCTTACCGAGAGCTGGTTGATAATATGGTTATTAAGATCGTGGATAGCGACGGCAATTTCGTCTCGGTACTGAAAGCCAATGACCCGGATTCAAAAGGAAGTAACGCTGATTTAAGGAGTAGGGCCTTTGAGTTATATAGGGATAATATAGGATCTGTTACTGGCGAGATTGATATACCGTTCGTAGGTACAGTTACCAGTGTTTTGCCGGGAAGACCTAATTTTAGCGTAAGTGATGATAATGGTACGTTGATGGTATCCGAGAATGATTTTACCAACGAGACGGTTGGTAAAGTCGAGAGCGTAGGATATATAGAGAATGGGGAGGTTACGATGAGGGATGATATTAAGTATAATATATTCCCGTTCTGTACGGCTATCGTCAGGGACAAGTATGGTGACTATAAAGATTCACGTATCCCGGTCGTAGCTATAAAGACAGGAAATGGAAGAAATTACCTGTACCCCGTAAGATTGAAAAATCAGGATATATCGTCATTCTCATCCATGATCGGATCGATGGCTGATAGGATTACGGAGGGTCTAGGCGGAGGCGTAAGTATTGATGATATAATGGATCTTAATAACGCTATAGCCAGATCAGGGTTGGATAATAAGACATATATGATTCCGCTGGCGGGAGACGTGGATGTTATCAAGAACCAGCTTAAAGCTGTCAAGGAAGCGGCTAGCAGGATGTCTATGACCGCTGACGTAAGAGGATGGATAGGTGATTCCAGAACTAAGGAGGATATTTTGATGAATGACGTTACGATCAACATCGATCTTAACAACGATCCTTTCATAGCTCCTAAGTTTAGGATGAGTATCAAGGAGAACAAGGTATCCAAGGAGGAGACGGAAGTCTCGTTCCCTAACCTGCCGGATCTGCCATCGGAGTTCGCCTCGCCTACGAAGGCGGCCGAGGACAAGTCTTTGGTTTCCGACGGTAACGTAGTATCCGGAGAAAATGAGGCGGAAAATCCTTGCTAAATAAAATATCTTGACTTATCTTTGCGGCGTCAGTCCATCACCTGACGAGTAAGATATTTAAAAGTTGGTCCCTGTCGGGTGTGTGATGGCCCCGGTGGGGACTCTTTATATTATGCAACTAGATTCTTTTTTACATCGGAAGATCATGCAAGACCTACGCATCCAGCGAGTGAAGGTCTTGATGATGTTATACACCAGTAACTATTTTGTCAAGGTCAGACAAAAGCAGTTGCTTGATCATACATACTCATTAAGCAGGGATCAGGCTTTTGATTATATGACTGAGTTCAATAAAAGACTTAGTGATAAGGTGGGTATAAAATGTACGATGGATATCCTTCTACCTACCGATGACGATAACGCTAACATCATAATCGAGCACAATGGTATTATCAAGAAGTTGATGAGAGAGGCCGAGAAACTGGAACTTGATACTGATGCTATCAAAGCCATGATGCGTGATCTTCTTGATGAGTTGAAGGATGATATTGATCTTAATATCCTGATATTTGACGTAAGCCAGTTGCTTATAAAATACAATCTATTTAGGTTGGATGCTATAACCGAGCAGGAGTTCAAGAACTCTTTTGTCAGGATGGATAGTAGGAATATGGAGATAAAGAAACTAACTTTATCTGATATCAAGAAGGTGGTGGAGATGATAGAGGATAGGTATAGCTACGCTTTATATATGACAGAGGAATATGGCTGATTACATTTTTTGTAAAAATATCTCTTGTTTGTTTGTAGTTTCAAAATAAGGTCTTATATTTGCGGTGTCTATCCGTTGCTAGACCAGAAGAAGATATTAATATCGCTTAGGCGTAGGCGATAAATGAGAGCTATCAGTGGGGTAACGGACGCTGGTGGCTCTCGTTGTTTTATATTATGGATGATAATTTAAAATTATTTGAGAATCCTGATTTTGGGGATGTGAGAGTATTGTTGGATGAGAAACATGAACCATGGTTTGTCGGTAATGATGTAGCTAAATGTTTAGGGTATGCAGATCCTAGGGATGCTGTAAGAAGGTTGGTAGATGACGAGGATTGTAAAATGCTGAGATTGTCAGAAGATAGGGAGGCCTACGATTCCACCCCTATTCACAATCAATATGTTAGCCAGATAAAGATTATTAATGAGTCTGGTATGTATACTTTAATTATGTCATCTAAGAAGGAGTTTGCTAAGAAATTCAAAAGATGGGTAACATCGGAGGTTCTCCCTTTTATTAGGAAAACAGGTTCCTATTCTATGCCATCTAACAATATGCCATCAAAGAATGAACTTCCATCTGATTATATAGAGGCATTAGAGGCTTTGCTTAAATCGGAAAAGGAGAAGCGTGCGTTAGCTGAGGCGAAGAAAGCGGCAGAGGAAGCCAAAAGGATATCCGATAATATCATTAAAGAACAGGCTCCTATGGTTGAGTTTGCTAAGACAGCCGAAATAGCCCAAGAGACAGATATGTTGATCAGAGAGGTTCGGGAAAAGCTAGAGGCTCATGGATATGATATAGCGGAGAAGAATCTTCGAATATTGCTTGAGGATAAGAAGTTCTTCGCTAAGACCGGTAAGAGGTGGTTGCTTTCCCAAAGGATGATAGACAGTGGTTATGCTCGTTATAGATATCGTAATGATGACGAGTTCTACGGCACTAATACTGTCTATGTGACTCCTAAGGGATTTCAGTGGATTGTGTCTAAGATATCTAAAGAATGGATGCCTAGGTTCTTGGAATTGAAAGGCAGGGTTCTGAGTAGATCAGATAAAGATATTTTCGCTAAACGATAAACTCCATTTTTTATAATTTAGGATTGAGTTTTTGCCTGTTCGTGAGGATCGGCAAAAAGATTTGCACTTTTCGGAGAAACATAAGGTTTGTTATTATGTTGTTATTTTGGTGTCCCGTCCGCTCGTGAGAGTAGGCGGGATTTTCTATCTTTGTGTCAAAACGATTTAGTAATGGGACGATCTTGTTATGTTATAAAAAATAAGGAGGGTGGGATAGATAATGTCCTTGCCCCTAATAACCAACCATCCGGATTATACCAAAGGGCGATGGAGGTGCTTGGCGACCAGAAGCAGGCCTTATCGGTCTGGGGTACGGCCTACTCCCCCGACTTCGTGTCTTTCTTTGGCGATTGGATGTCCATGCCATCAGAATATGATCTGGATAGTAATGGGGAACCTAGGTATGATGATGTCATGTCCTTTATCAAGCGGAAGAACTATTTCGTCGGTAATTTCATGGCCGATGAGGTTAAGGATATCAATAACACCCTTACTTCCTTGGGGGTTGATAATATCAATGATCTTAATGATATGATCATATCCAATTTCCTCTCCGGCGGTGATATATTCCTCAATAGATACAATCTTGATAGGTCCGGGATGTATGACGCTGATGAGATTGATAATATCATGACCAACAGATCAGCGTATGAGCGGGTAAGGGATATGATGAGGAGGATTGTCGATTTTATGTCTGACGGGGATCTTAATGAGAAGGATATGCATTTCCTATCCTCCGAGTCAGGTCTTGGTGATGATTATATGATATATGAGGATACATATGACTCGTTAGGGAAGAGAAAGGTCTTGAATCCAATAGAGGTAAGGGATACGATCATGAGGGCGGTAGGCGGTATCAGCGACCGCCGGGAGTTCGATCAGGCTTTCACCTCCATCCCCTACCCTTCCTTGGCACTCCGGTATCAGGAGGATCAGGATTACGCAGATCGGATGTATGACACGTATCGTAATATGACCCGTATGGAGGTTCGGAGTCAGGACGGAAATACGATTACCGACTCGTACTTCAATAGTACCATACCGTATATCAGTATGCCTAAGGATATGAAGGGTCTAAGGGATAAGGTTGGTGAGATAATCGATATGGACGATTTTAAGGACATCAAGGACGTTTCCGGACGTCTGTATGACATAGCTATGGATCTTGCCGACATGGGCGTGGATATAAGCGAGGCGATCAGCGATGAGATGGTTATATCCAGACCGGAGGATATCCGTGATCTTATGGCATCGCTAGACGTCATGTTATCTTCTATACAGAATGGTGAACCGGTATATGATGACTTTATTTCCGATCTTGATAGGATAACAGGGAAAGGGAACCCAATATACGAGGTTCAGGATACTAACCTTACCGGTGATAGGATGGTATATGTAAGGTCAGGGAATACATCTCCTTCCGATATGTATGATAGGAATATGTTGTATGTAGGTAGAAATATATACCATAACACGGCTCCGATAACCGACACCGATCAGGCCTATGAGATGTTGGCCGATATCGGGATAGAGCGACCTTCGTACTTGCCGGCTGGCGTGGTTCCCGCCGGGGCTTCCCGTTCTGATATTGGCGTGGTCAGGGATAATATAAAGAAGCTGGTTATGTCCAATATCTCATCCTCGAATACCGAGAATATGATTCTTACCAGATTGATATACCAGCATCCCGTAACACTTAAGATGGATGATGTCGATATTGATCGGGAGTTCAGGAGATACGAGGCTAGGCAGGGAAAGGATCGGGATTTTATCAAATCCTGTACCTCGTTGAGGAAAATCCAGATCAAGGAAAGGTTAAAAAAATCGGATTTATATAATAATGTCTTGCGTTTCCTTGATTTTAATGGATTTTATAACGTATCTTTGAATCACCATGACAGAGGTACGTTAAAAAGCATGGAGATGTCGTTGTCGGAAGGTCAGGTAAGGGATCTTCTGTTTGACGTGGCTATCGAGTCCGGTGACAGTAGCATGAGAAACCTTTTCTATCTGGATAGACAGGATAGGATGATGGATGCCGGGTTTTATAGGTATCTGTACCAAAGGAATCCGGGCCTGCTCCGGGAGGTCAACGGCGGTGTCGAGGCGAGACCGGACGGTTCGTTCTTGGCTCGTGGGAGGTATGATGATTTCGTGTCATTCCAATCCGGTTTATATGAGAAGGTAGGTGAGACGGTTGATGGTGCGATATACAGGTTCGTTGATGATCTTATATACTCCGATCCATCATCATATCAAGAAAACATGGTACGAAGGATGGGTGACGTTACGGTAAGGAGTGACGATAACCGCCTGTCAAGGATAGAGGATAATCCCTCATCCAGTAAGATAGTTAATGAATACACTGCTAATACAAATAAGTTGATGCGAGATTTTTCGTGTAGTTAATCTCTCTTTGACGTCGTGAGACGTTTTCTTTCGAGCATTGAAACATTGAATTTATAGATTTGCATGAATCCGGGCCGTAGTGATACGTTCCGGATTTTTTTGTCTTGTACCGGTTCTTATTAATACCAATTGCATGACATGACGTGCCTTGATGGTGACATATATCACGATCCTAGGATTATTAATTTTTGAACTTTGTAACGCCCGCCATCAGGTGGGGTTATTATTAATTCAAAAATAAATAGACATGGGTACAAGTGGAGACAAAATCGTGCTGTTAGACGGCATGGGTTCCGGGAGCGGTAGCGCCGCTAACGGTTTATTATCTATGATTCCGGGTATGTTTACCAGCCTTTTGGGTGGTAATAAGATGGATCCGAATCTAGTCGCGGCGTTGATGAACGGCCGTAACAACCAAGACCAGTTCGGAGGAGCTAACGGCTGGTGGTTGTGGATCATCGTCCTGTTCTGGCTATGGGGAGGACGTGGTTTCGGAAATGGTTTTGGTGGTAATGGAAATGATTGTTGCGCTAACGGTCTTCCGGTTCAATTGAACAACGACTATGGCCGTGAGTTGCTGATGCAGGCTATCCAAGGTAACAGAAGCGCTATCGATCAGATTTCGAACGCTCTTAACTGTTCTACTTCTCAATTACAAAACGCTATCTGTAACGTGCAAGGCGCTATTGATAAGGTGGCTGGTCAGGTAGGTATGACATCTCAAGCCGTTATCAACGCCGTACAGCAACAAGGATGTGAGATCGGTAACCAGATTAGCTCTTGCTGCTGCAACTTACAAAGCGCTATGGCTAGCGGATTCAATAACGTTCAACATTCGTTGGATACGATAGGTTGCAATATCCAGAACTCTATTACACGTCAAGGATATGAGAACCAATTGGCTATCACCGGTCAGACGAACGTATTGCAGAACAATTTGACTAACGGCTTCAATAACGTTATTCAATCCAATCAAGCCCAGACGCAAGTGTTAGCCGCTAAGATAGATGCCCAAACGCAGATTATCAATGACAAGTTCTGTCAACTTGAGATGCGTGAGATGCAGAATACTATCCAACAGCTTCGTGAGGAGAAACAGGCTTTGGCTACTTCCGCCATCACCCAACAACAGACACAGAACATCGTTAGCCAGTTAGCTCCAAAGGCTCCGATTCCAGCTTACGTCGTACAGAACCCGGGCTGTTGCTATACTCCTACCGTAAGGGTGGCTAACGAATGTGGATGCGCTTGCGGCACTACTAATGCCGTATTATAAGAAAGGGGGACAATATGGCTGATTTCAGAGGATATATGATCGGTTCATTCGCCTCCTCCCGTCTTGATAGGGGAGGCATCCCGGTAGTAGCCACTACTGGAAAGGTATCTGACGCTTCTGTGGCCGAACCTACGGTTGATTTTGGCATCAATCCGTGTCAGTGGAACTCACTACCTCCGGAAGGAATATTATTATGGAAGGTTCGTCATCCGGTGACGGAGACAGAGGCTAGTTATCCGGCCACGATCGTTCTTCCGTCTGGCTTATCCACTACCACTCCTGTTACGGTATCCAACGCCGGGGTTATCGTCAACAAGACACCTATAGTGGATAAGGTTGGGGCACATATGACAGGGCAGGATATTACGACTCCCGTGGCTTCTGGTGATCCTATAGTAGGAGCCTACACCGAGCATCTTGTGTATTATAACAAATGCACTGGGGTATTTAGGATGTTAGGTCATACGGCTACTGCCCCCTAGCGCATGAATTTACTAAGAAAGAACGGGGAGGGGAACCTCCCTCCCATTTAAAAAGATCGTTATTATGTTTAAGGATTTAAAGAAAGGATATCAGGTTTATACGTTAGACACCTCAGGGGTTCCTAAATTCTTTATGGGTACGGTGGTTAACGTCTCGGAACCCAGGTTCGCCCAATCCCAGCTAGGTCAGTACCAGCAGCTGCAAGATCGGGTTATGGATCTTACTATAGAGGTGGACGGGAAGTCCATGACATACGTAGTTCCGGAGAACCAGAACGTGGCCATGGCCAACGGCATTACGCTAGCCTGCTCGGTGGACCCGATAATGAACCACCTGAACGCCATGAAACGAACCAGTACGGATATCGTGAATAGCGTGGATAAGAATAAGGAGATCATAGAGGCATGCGACAGTATTTTGGAAGATATCAATCCTACTTTTAAGCAGACTAAGGATCAAGACCGAAAGATTAAGAATCTTGAGGAGAAGGTCGATAGGATGGGGTCTTCTTTCGATGAGTTAAAAGAGTTGTTAATTAAAAAATTAGGTTAATATGAGAGTTATAGATTTAGGCAATGGCCAAGAGGAATATGATGATGAGATCTATGATCGGAGAGGCGGTAGAGGACGCTCCCGTCGTTCTGACGGCACGTACATGGGTTATGATGGCGGGGTATATGACCATTATGGCAAGGATCGTGACGGGATGATGGAGGAGCTGGAACGTCGTGAGCGTGATCTCGAAAGACGTGAGAGGGAGCTGGAGCGTAATGAGCGGGAGCTTGAGAAACGTCAAAAGCACCATGAGCGGGAGGACGAGATGTATCGCAAGGGCTGGTTCGGCGAGCGTGAGATCCGTGACGAGTACGATAGCATGGATCCTTACATGCGTAGAGGTCGTAGAGGTCGTTACTACTGAGGAGCAGACGCCGATGACCCGGATTATAAGCGGTATATAGACACCCATGGGTATCACTTTTCCAAGGAGTTGGCTAGGGAAGCCGCCGACAAGATGCTTAACGCTGACGGATCCAAGAGAAGATGGACGATGGAGGACGCTAAGCAGATGTTCGATAAATGCGGGGCCAAGAAACCTGATAACGCCACTTGGGGAGATATCCAATACCTGTTCGCTATGTTCTATAGCGACTACTTTCCTAAGGTATTGGATTGCGACCAGAAAATAGTCAAGGCTGTCTTGGCTTATCTGGAAGACCCTGACGCCCCGGAAGGGACGGCGTTCGTAAGGTATCTGGCGGTGCGGTGCTTCGTCGGTGACACAATCAAATGGAGTGAGATGATATGATTTGATACAACGTTGGAAGAACCCTGTCGGCGATAGAATACCGATGGGGTTTCTTTTTGCCCGTAACTTTATTATAGCTACATTTGTTCGAGGTAGATCTTTTGTTCAGAGGGCGGGCGGGCGGGAATGAGAAAAGGATATCCTCACGGACACCCTTTCCCCTTGGTTGAAAATTACCTAAAAACCTTATGAGTTACTGTTCTTCCGCGAATATAACGATTAAATAGAGAATATCAATGGCTAAAGGATATTACTGGATAGAACCTGTGGATCGGACGTTAAACGATTTTCAGTTTTATAAAGCACGTATCGTGGGCGATCTTGAATATGACGAGAAACATCATCGTGTTATATTAAGGATGGATAAGTATTTCCCAGTAGGAAGTATCTTCCATGTCCTTAATGATTCGGAGATGTTTGTTATCGAAAGGAAGTTCAAGACATGGGGGAATAAGTATGTCGTTAAGCCTTGTGAAGGTGAATGGGAATGGGAGTCCGTCCAGAAACTTAAAGACAAGGCTATTATATTCCGTAGCGGATTCCTGCACGGGGACGGCAGTTTTTGACACTTACCCGTATCTCCCCCCCCCTCGACAGCCCCGGATAGCGATAT